TTTCCTGTAGGCCAGAGTCTGGTTATAGGTCCACCTACAAAGATCGATAGTTTCTTCTAAAGTACGTACCTGAGCTTTAGTTGGAAACACTCGGAATTTATAGGATTTATTCATGGGAGTAGTTGGGTTTATGTTTTAATGATATTTATAGATTACGATTGGTATTTAACAAGGATAAAAGTTTTATTGAGTTATGGTAAATTATTTAATTCTAATTTTTAAAACAAACTTTATAAGAACTTGTTTCTTATATATTACTTTAAAATTGGTCTTGAGCTGGGGGCTCATGTCTTCGCCGAACATCAACTGGTATAAGGAGAATTGTAGCCGATGGTGTAGTGATATTTTTGTTAACGGAGACGGAGAGATCGAAGAAGTTAGTTTTGTTGAGATTTTAGATTTTGATGAAATATATTATAAGGAATATTTAGAATGGTGGAATTCGTTAGCAATTGAGTTAGAAATGTATGAATTATTGAGTGGGATATAAAGGTGGATGGTTTTTTTATTTAATTCATAATTTTAAAATATGTATTTAATTGTTAGAGGAGTTAGGAAGAAAGATGTCTGATTTTAAAGGCGATATTCAATCTAAGTTAGAGAAAGGAATACTTAATCAACGAGTATCTAACAAGGATTTAATACTTGCCGCCATGAACCCGCTGGTTCAAGCTTTGTCTGGAACCGACACACAATTAAAATTCTCTAAACCATTTTATCATAATGTCTACGACCCAAAAGGAAAAGTAGACGTAGAAATGAGTTATGATATTGCCGAAAATTTAGAAGATATCGATTTCTTTTCTTGGGCTCAGGTTGCAGATTCTGACGGGTTTAGAGGCGGTCGCGGGGTTGCTGAACTTGCTTGGGGAAAAGATTCCAACTCTGGATACGTAAATTATACTGCTATGCAGAGAAGGCCGTATGATTCGTTCATACGACCTAAAAATGATAAAATAATTAGCACGGCCCTTCGCTGGAAGGGTATGTATTACGATAATGAAGGAACCCTTAATTTTGATCAAACTATAAATTCTGGGACTAAATCTGGAAAAATAGTCAGTTTGGATAAAAATCAAGTATTTTCTTTATCTCCATTGGGATCTAGATTCATAGATGAAAGCATATTAGAATACCTTTTGCCATATATCGATCTAGCTGCTTACAGCTTTGATTTGATTTATGTTGTAATGAACGAACAAATCAATCCTAAAGATTTAGTTATAACAGACGAAAACTTGCCTGGAACGTCAGATATTGCAAAAAATATACTAGAAGGGAATAATTCTATTGAGAATACACCTATTCCGCCCAATATGAGCTTGAATCGTCCTCATTATTACGATCGGCAAGATATACTTTCGTTCTATAATTTCGCTACGCGAGAACTCTATAAGATAGTTTTTCCGATTTCTGCGCTTTCAGACGGAGGGGAGGGTAAGTCGGCGCTACTCGATAATAGCTCGGCCAGCGCAAAAATGTCAACTTTCTTTGCTTATATTCAGTCTGGTAGGTTAAAATTCTGTAGAGAAGCCAGCAAATTGGGAAATAACTGGTTGGATATTAACGGATTCAAAAAGAAGGGATATCGTTATTCTCTGATCCCAGCCCCGATTGAACCAAAAGATACTCAAAACGAATTAAAAATCATGATCGCAGCCAGAGGGAGCGGAGATATTAGCCAACAAGAGTACAGGAACTGGATTAACAGCAGTGTAATTGGAATCCGGCTCCAAGAAAATTTTGAGTCAGAAGAGGATTTAGGACAAAAGGTCCAACCCAAAGTAGACTCCGCGGTTTCCAAAGTGTTAGATAAAGTCGCAGATGGAGATGATCCCATCCAAGCTATGGCTGATGTGGTAGCGAGGTAAATAAGCAATGAAAATAATATTTTATCCCCTCTTCAGCTCTTAATTTTTCTAAATAGACTTTTGTATTACAATTCCAACAAAGAAATCTATATTCCTTCTTTAAGGACTTTGGCCAATTATTTTTTCTAAATATATCAATCAATTTTATTCCGCTTCTTCTTGTTCTGATTTTTCTGTCTTTTTTAGCATCTCCATTCTTGTGGTCTATACATAAAAATTTCAGGTTAGACTCGCCACATCTTTCACACGGTCCAAAAAAATTAAAAGCTTCTTTCCAAATTCGAACATATCTTCTTTGATATCGATCAAGATCTTTTTCGGGCTTGTCAAAATAATTTCTTGATTCTTTGGCGCAGTTGTGGTTATAACATAAAATTTGATAATTTTCTTTAATGTATTCTTCGGGCCAACCTAATTTTTCGAGGCGTGCCATTAAACGACTTCTTCCTTTTCCGAGAATTTTACGTTCTTGTTTTCCGTTGTTTTTAATATGATCTATGGTAAGAACATCTCGGTCTTTTATTCCGCATTCTGCGCACGAGTCTCCTAAAATAGATAGAATTTTATTGAATAAAATTTCTTGTTTCCTTTGTCCTTCATATTTTGTTGTGATCCAGTATTTTTCATATTGTTTTCTTTTGAGGACCTCTTTATTTTCTTTTTTGTAAATCCTGTCTTTTGCGATAATCTCTTCTTTATTTTCCTCGCGATATTTTTTAGATCTTTTTCTGAAAACGTGTGGGTTTTCCCAATAGCGTTCTTTAGCCTTTTGATCGACTTTCTCTTTATTATTTTTGTAATATTCTTTTGTTTTTGCTATGTATTGTTCGGGATTATCTGCGTATTTTTCTCTATTACGTTTATTTATTGTTTCACGATTTTTGTTTACATAATCGAGTGCGCGTTTTCTGTTTTCTTCTGGATTTTTCCAATATTGGTTCCTAGCCAATTCATTGTACCTTTCTCGGTTTTTCTCTCTATATTCTCTTTGTTTCCTTAATTCCTCTTCGTGATTTCTCCTCCTTCGTTCTCTTTTTTGAGCATTAATTTTTTCTTTGTTTTCCTCATAGTAAGCTTTTCTCCTTGTTTTCTCTTTTTCTTTTTCTTTTAAAGATAAGATATCAGACATATTATTCAATAAAGGTTTAATACTATATAAACTTTTCGGAGGCTATAATTTTATTTATAGACGGTTTAAAAATGATTGTCTCTAATCCTCCATTCTTTTAAAATATCTACATTCTCCTTCCATTAAACATTTTTCTACGCTATCGTCGCAGACCCATCTAATGATGCCATTTGTAACCCGTATGATTAACTCTGGTTCAATCATAACTCCATCTGCATACCAATAGTGGGGCAACATGAGATCTATTTTGTTTTCTTCTAGTAGCTTTTTATATGCTAGGAACAGGAGTTGTCTGAACTCTTGACATCGTTTCATTTCTGGCGTGGATTCTACTGATAATACAATTATACTATAAGCCAACAGCTTATACTCTTCTGGAATTTCCTTAAATAAAGAATCAATCTCTTCAGTTGTGTGCCTCCCAGCATTTATGAAAAATGAATCTGGAAGATCTCTAAGTAGCCAATTGTTGTTCATGTTTGTTCCTTTATCGAATATTCTGCTAAATAAATCGCTCCACCATCTTCGCGATAAATGCGATCGAAACCGGTAAGAATCACGTCGCCCATATGTTCTAATTCCGCAATGGCGTGCATTATAGCAAACTCATTTGTCGCCTCTGGGATGTTTCTGCATAATGACGGAATTGTTTGAGGAGACTTTTCTAACAAAGATTTTCTGATTTTATATTGTAGGTTCATATCTCTCTCCTTTCTCTCATCCTATCGTGTACTTTACAAGCGGCTTCGCAGTGGATTGGAACCGTGAACGTTCTACTCTCAATTGGTTCTGAACTGAGGAACGGATGAAGCCTACAAACTTCTGGACGGGCCTCATAAATCTTGCATTTCTTGTTTTTAAGATCGTAAAACTTACAAGGTCTATCGTGCTTAATAATTAGTGAACCATTTGCGGGATTGATTCTACAATGTCTTTTTGCTGCAACTTTTAACGACTTACCAAAGTAGTCTGCAATTCTTTTAAGATCCTCCATTGTGACATCTATGGGAGCACATTGAGTGCAACAGTTCCCACATTCTTCACACTTGAATTCTTCTTGCGCCCTTAAACGAGCTGCGTAAGTAGTATTAATGTAGTACATAGGTTATCTCCTAGGCCTTTTCAATCTTTCTTTTAAATCTTCTAGTTGTCTGGTTGTTCTCTCTTTGATTAACCGTATCCTCTCTTTTTCGATCTCTTCCACCTGATTTTCAATTTCTTCTGGAATTTCGCTCCAAGCAATTAAAACATCATCTAAGTTTTTAGATCTCCAAATAAGGGGGTGAATATCAATAATGTCGTCATAAATTGTTAAACGTAAAAGATAGCTTACATAAGAAATATGATATTTAGTCATGCTAGTTCCATCCAAACATCTTCTATGCAACTTGTTATTACATCTGCAAATCCATACATAGTTTCAAACTCTCCATTAATGAATCCGTTAGGATAATATATTATGGTTTTCTTTCCCTTTCCCGCGGCATATCCAAGTTCTAAATGAGAAGATCTTCCGCAGGGCATTATCATTACTACGGCATCAGCCCAATCAATCTTCTCTTTATCTTGTTTAAAAGCTTTTTGAGTTCTCCAATCTTTTAAAAATGTTTTCGCATTTAAATTTTGAAGAATTTCTTGTGGCAATTCCGTCCAAGAGAAAACAAATCTTCCATTAGATGGATCGGTAAAATTATCTACTTCATAACCAAGATTAGATAATTCTTTTGCTACACGGTCTACAGCTTTTTTATTTTTCCAAGAAGAGGCTAAATAGATTTTAGTCATTTATACAACCCCAATCTCCCTGTAATTTTATCTATGTTCTCGTTAAGATCTGGTCCAATTCCTATACAGGTTAAAGCATTAGGTTCCAGCTCTGTAAGTCCAAAATCGTAAACCAGAAAATAAGGTATTCCTTCTTTATTACACTTTTCTTTGATATTTAGAATATCTTTTTCAGATTTAACTTTAAGGACGATTTTTCTAAATCCTTCGGCAAACCAGTTCTCTAGATTGGGGGCAAGAAGATTTGAACCGTATATTGCCCCCACGCTTGCATGAGCTACTTGGACCGCCAGTTTTCCTGGTGACATTTTAAGATCTTCCCTAACTACAATTGCTTGCTTATAAAGAAATTTATGGGTCATTTCGTCTTTCTCCATATTTTTTTCACAATATACCTTTCATACAATTTTCAAGGTTATAAAACTTCTGGTAAAGTCTCTTCATTCTGCCTAAAAATACATTATGTTTTTTTTGAGTCACGGTTTCCTCCTCTTATACACCAAAATATACATATTAGTTAATGATTGTGTTTATAAAGGGGAAATCAATCCTCCGGAAAGTTGAGGCAACAAAATTCACCAAATAATTCTTTAGCGACTTTGTCATACGCGCGGGCCGCGTCCTCTTCGGAGGTAAAAGATCCCAAATGTATATTTTGGTTATTAAATTTTATTGAAGGTCTCCACTTATTTTGCTTCGTTTCCCACGAAACTCCTTTATATTGGCTGCTTTTAGTAGTTTTCTGAATTTGTCGATTAAACTGATTTTCTTGTATTGTGGCGAGCCTCAAATTACTGCGTCGATTATCAAGTCCGTTATGATTAACATGATCAATTTTTTCATGATAAGTAAGATCTCTACCTAAAAAATTTTTCATAATTGCACGATGCAAATAGAGTTTTTTGCGTAGTCCGTTAGGTAGAAGAACAGAAGTAGAAACGTAATACAGTTTGTTGGAGTTTTTTTTCGTATATCTACACACCAATTATGTTTTATTAGTTCCGCGTCTTCTTCATCTATTTCCGTTGCTAATCCATGTTTCAGTTGAATTTTAATAACCACCTTATTCACCTCTAAAAAAAGAACCTTTATTGGATACGCTCCAGCTACCGTGTAAAATTGTTCCAAATTGTGGAGCTGCCAAAGAGTCCCTTAACATAAAAGCTCCGTAAGTCACGTTCCCTGTATTATCTACGCATTCTATCGAAGCAAATCCATTACCAGCTTTAGAAGTTCCGTAACTGATATTTGTGACTAAGAACTCTCTAGGTCCTAGAATCTCCGTATCTCCTTCCAGTCCTCTTAATACATTCTTAGACATTTCATCCTCTATGTTACCTATCCATAGTATTTGTAGTTTTCCCTCTCTAACTTCTATGTGGCCTCTATTCATGTAATAGGGCTGGAGACAGAATATCAAAGGATTCTTTTGTTCTCCTTTAACAATTCTATCTACGATTTCTTTGTGTCTTCTTGAAACTACGGCGGATAAATTCAAGGTAACTCTTGAGGTTCCGTCCTCGTAATTTAGAACATACGAAGTTTTTCCATTACTGCTGAAAGCTTTATGATCATAAACCCATCCTACGGAAAGAATTGCTTTATTTTCTACAGATTCAGATTTCAAATAACTTAGTGGCTTTCTAAAAGACTCGTTTTTGATTTTGGGTAATTCCTCGTATGATCTAGGCCAGGGCAAAGACTTTCGGAGCCTAAACATCTTTTCCTCCTCAGACCAGTCGTCGCTTGTATTCGGTTCCGAGGACCACGCCCACAGAGTGTTCTTAGTGAGTTCCTTGCCACTTAATAATTGCCTGCGATTCTTCTCTATAGAATCTAAATAACCGACCTCTACGAGCGTTTGGAAGACATTCTTTTTAATTTTCTTTATCTTGTCAAAGTTGTCTCCTGCGGCAAGAACCTTTTTTATCTCTTCTGGGCCAATTCCCTTGACTTTGTTTAATCCTAAATAAATTATATTTTTACTTTTATCAAAAGTGGTCAATTCTGACGGAGATTCTACACTGGGAGGTTTAATTACCACTCCTGAATCAATTGCTTCCTTCACAAAGGACAGAGACTGAACTTCATCTGATTCTACATTAATAAGAGACGAATAAAACGCAAGAGGGTGATACAATTTCAACCATGCTGTCCAATAACCGAGCATAGAATATTCTATACAATGAATCATATTAAAACTATAACGTCCAAATTCCAACATTGTTTGAAATAGATGTTCGGCTATTTCTTCCGGCATTCCATTTGATATTGCTCCTGTCAAGAATTGGTCATATTTTTCTTGAATCGCCTCTTTTCCTTTGCTTTTACTGACAAGTTTTAAGAATTTTTCACTTTCTATCATAGAAAATCCGCCGATTATATTGGCGATTTTCATGATTTGTTCTTGGTATATTAGAACTCCTAACGTCTCGTTAGTTACCTTTTCTAGCAGATGGTGATCGTAATCCCATTCTGCTCCATTTTTTCTTTCAACATATCTTGCTGCTTCTCCTCCGTTTAATGGTCCGGGGCGGCAGAGGGAATTTGCAGCTAGAAGATCTTCAAACCTATCGACATTTAAATGTCTTAGATAATCTGTAATTAATTGAGATCCAAATTGGAAAACACCTGAAGTTTTTCCAGATCTTAAAAGATTAAATACATCGGGATCAGCATAATCCTCCGGTAAAATATCCCATCCAAGTCCAGATGATTTTAATGTTCCGTCGATTACATCTAGTACGGAGATTCCCAGGACGTCGAATTTAATAATACCTAAACGCTCCAACATATCTTTTTCAAAACTTGCAGCGAGACAATTTTTTATGTCTCCTTTATCGTATATTTCTGTTGGAATTGTACTTTCCAGGTCCTTGCAAATTACTACCCCTGCTGCGTGGAGTCCTATATGTCTAATTTTTCCTTTTAGTTTAACAGCAGCATCTATTACTTCAGGATATTTCTTTGCAAATTCCGCGGCAGTTTCAGATGTAAGAATTATATCCTCTATTTTAAGATTCTCCGCGGTCTTAGTAGAGAGTTCTTTGTTAAATTTATTCACTTCAGATAGAGGAACGTTGTAAATTCTTGCGACATCCTTAATTGCTGATTTGTCGGACCACTCGTTAAATGTCATGATATAAGACACGTTTGTGGGTCCATATTCCAGTCTTAAGCTTCCAATTATACTTTCTCTCTTTTTAGCGCTAAAATCCATATCAATATCTGGTGTTCGAGTTGGAGTTAAAAATCTTTCCCACAATGTGTTAAATCTTAGAGGATCTACCTTTGTAATTCCTAACAAATATGCAAGTAGGGAACCGCCTACCGAGCCTCTTCCAGGTCCTCTCGGGATATCATGAGAATCTGCATAATCAACCATATACATGACTTTATCAAAATAATTAAAAAATTTTCTGGAGGTTAACAGATCTACCTCTTTTTTTATTCTTTCGTTTACAATTAAAGGATCGTAGTTATTTTTTTTAGTATAACCTTCAATATCTATTCTTTTTAATATTTTTTCTCTTGCTTCCTCTTCAATCCCAGGCAAAGTATCCCCTAGATTTGACGGTAATTCAAAAGTACACTTGTTTGCTACTTCTAAGGTATTCGCGAATAGTTCCTCCATAATAGGATATATTTTGGGATGACATGTTTTTAATAGGGATTCTATTTGGTCACAAGTTAAATTACAAAATGTATCGTCCGAGAATCCAATTTTATCTGTAATCTTTTTTCTCCATTCATTTGCTTTTACAAGATCGTGATAATGCTTATCTTCTGGCGAATTGTAATGAGAGTCGGTAGTAATTATTGGTTTAATATTATATTTTCTTGCTACATTAATTATATATTCGTTAAACCTTATTTGTTCTTCTAGTCTATTCGGCATTAACTCGACGTAAAGATCCTCTTCAAACGCTTCTTGGAGTTTTTGTATAATGGGTTCTGGATTATCTCCTCTTTTCCATCTTTGTGCCACTGTTCCACTAACACACGCGGTGCTACAGATTAATCCTTCTGAATGTTTACAAATCTCATCAAGAGGAATTTTCTGGAACACTTTATTGAATACTTTATGGACGTGTTCTTTTGCGATTGTGTGAAGTTTTAATAGGTTTTTGTATCCTATTTCATTTTTAACAAGAAGAACAAGGTGGCTCTGTTTCTTCTCGGATTCTTCTATGTAAGCTTCTAAACCAATAATGGGTTTGATTCCTTTTTTCTTAAGAGCATTCTGAAAATAAGGAAGGCCAGAAAGAGAGCCATGATCTGTTATGGCACATGCTTTAAATCCTTTTTGAAATAGATCTTCTGCCATTTCATCTTGAGTCCGGAAAACGTCGCCGACGCTTCCGTGTTCGGAATGAGTATGTAGCGGCACATATCTTTGTTTTATTGAATATCCGGTAGGAAGCGGAGTAATTGGTTGAGGACCGTTTGGAATAGGAGATCTTAAAGGACTGGGAAGTGGATCGGTTATAGATTGCTCTGGCGTAATTTGGCTACATGACGATCCAGCTTTAAGAAAAAAGTTTACACGCTCGAAGATTTTAACATAATCTGCAACGGGCATTTTTCCACGTAAGATGTACGACGGGTGAAATATAGCGATAAATCTTCTTCCGTCTTTCGTGAATGTTTTTCCAGATAAAGTTGTTTCTTCGACTGTTCGCGTGATTGTTTTATCTGGGAAGAAGTAATTTAACGATGTATTCCCGAGTAAAATTACTATTTTAGGATTTAGAAGATTTAGTTGCTGTTCCAACCAGGTAGAACAAGCTTCAATTTCTTCTTTTGTTGGTTTTCTGTTATTTTCTGGACGACACTTTATGATGTTAATTATTGCAAAGTTCTTTATTCCCGTCTCGGAAATAGCTCGGTCTAGTAACATTCCAGATCTACCAACAAAAGGTTTTCCTTCGATGTCCTCCGATTCTCCGGGTCCTTCTCCGATAAATAGTATTTCTGGAGTTTGTGAACCGCGACCGATAACAACATTTTTTCTAGATTTGCAAAGGGAACATTTTTTACAGTTTCGAATTTCTTGAGAAAGAGTTTTAAGATCCAATTTAATCACCTAAATAATTTTTCCTTCGCTTTCACTAAATCGATTGCAGTTGTCGTTAAAACATTCTAGAGAATATCTTTCTTTTAGTTCTTCTGGCCATTTTGCTTCTTTCCATTTAGCTAGTAATTTTGTTGAATCTGTTTCTCCGTTTCGTCTCATTTCAGCTCCGTTATGGTTTACGTGCCCAATACACAAGTGAATTAAATCTTTATCACCGCAAATTCTACATGGTCCAAAAAAGTTATACGCTTTTCTCCAAAGATTTATTTGTCGTTTTTGGGATTTGGTTATTTTTGATTTTGGCAGATTAAAATATTCGCGTCGCTTAACACCACAGTTGCAATTGTAATCTAAAACTTGTATTTTTTTTCTTATTTCTATATCCTTGGGCCATGCTGTTTTATTCCAGTGTTGGATCATTCCATAGATATAGTTTTCGCCATATATCTTTTTATCGATCTTAGAGTCGTTATTTATATGGTCAAATGTTAAATACTTTTTATTTGATTCTCCACACATAACACATTCGTAGCCTAATATGTCAAACAATCTTGTTTTTAATTGTGCATTATACCTTCTCTGATACTCAATTATTGATTTATGGTTCTCCAGTCTGTATTTTTGTTCTTTTCCTATAGTTTTATTGTAATTTATCCATCTATTTATTGTCCCAACGGCGCAATTACATTCCTTTGCAACTCGCCTTTGTGTCTTTCCCAATATGTTTATCTGCTCGTTAAGCCATTCCTTATTCTTATAAGGTTTTAGATCCGCTCCGCTAGATATCAAATTTATCCCTCTTTAAGTTATTAATAAAATAATGTCTTTATCCCCATCCAGTTACAGTATTTCTAATCATCATATTAATTCCGAGAATTGCATATCCCGTAAACATAAGAGCGAGAGAAATCATTACTCTACTTGACAATAAAGACCAAAGGGATAATATCAAGATGAAAATTCCAATTTTGTCAAATATGTCATACAGTTTCATTTCCATATTCTCTCCATTGCCAAAGAATTCCCGCAATAAATTTTATTGATTTCCAATTAAATCATCTCCTCAGACTAAAAATAAACATAACCCCGAAAAAGACCAAAGATAATAGTGTAATAATAGATTTTCCATCAATTGTTTGAGCGGGATTAGCGACATAAGACGCGAAAAACAAAAGTAATATTACCAGAGATGGTGTTCCGAGGCAACAAATCAGAAATTTTACAGATTCATCTATTTGTTTCATCTCTTCTTCAGTCCCATTTTCCCTGCTCGGTGATATACAGAAAAACTTGATTTTCCCAATTTATTTCCAATTTCTTTTGCGGTCATCGTAGAATAATTTTCAATTAAAAATTCTCTGTCGCCAAAAGACCACGTAGACTCTCGTTCTGCTCTTTTTAAGCCGAGTTTAGATGCTTTACCTGCAATACTATCTCTATCTCGCCCCAACATAAAGATTAATTCTTCCCAAGAAGTGGTTGCATAATTCTTTTTTAAATATTCAATATCTTCTTGATTGTAGTGATGTAGGTATTCTAATTTTGGGACGTTCAATTCTAGTTCTTTTATTCTATTTATAATTTGACTCTCTGATCGGCCCCAGAGTTTATCTTGTAGAGATTCTTTTTTAATATTTCTCCTAATAGGGATTTTTCCGTAAAATTCCTTTAAAATAGAGTCTTCTTCAGTAGTAAATGGATCTGGCATAAGTAATTCTCCTTAAAAAAATGGTCAACGACCATATCTGGTCGCTAAAATTCTTTCGAGAGCAATTGCAATTCTCTCTAGCGACTCGCAATTTTTTCTCATGACACAAGACTCCTCTTTTGGAATATAAGCTACGCATTTATCTAAAACACATTCGTTGTTTATCTTAGGGCAGAACAAAGTATCATACTCCTTTAATTATAGTAAAAATATTACTTTAAGAGTGTTCCTTTATCCTATCTAAATAATATTTTTCCGTTTCAGACGAATTGAGTCCGTTTAAAAACGACTTAAGAATTTTACACAATTCATCTTTAGTTGCTACCTGAACAATCATATTCCTCCGTTTACAATCTTTCTTGGTACAGGTTGTTCTAGGTTTATCTCCAGTATACCATTGCAATCTATGACATTTAGGACATCTAATAAGTCTTGCTTTATTACCTGGAATTTCTTGTGGAACTACTTTAAATTTACAATTAGAACAGGCTGTAGTTCTTGATCCCTTGTACCAAGTTCGCCAATACCAAGTATCATTACACTTGGGACATTTAACAAATTTTGGTTTAGGGAACAAAATAGGATTATCTGGAAGGAACATCTCCTACTCCCCTATTCCCGCATAAACATTTAGCTCTTGTGCTATAGCTTTTCTTGCTTTATTCACATCCCTCTTCCCGCCGCCAACAAGTTCAAGATATCCCTCAATAGCAACTATCTTTTGAGCAATATCTTTATCAGATTCATTAGCAGTTAGAGTCTGTGCCTTGTCATATAGTGCTTGAGAGGTGTTAAGTAGTTTCTCGGCGCACGCCTTAATTTCGTCGATAAATTGTTGGTCTAACATAATTATTCCTCAAATCCTAAATATTTTCTCCATCCTTCTGTTCCAAAAAAGTCTTCAGTATCTAATGCGTTTAAAGACTGAATGATTAATTTGAGATATTTTTTAGCGGCAAGTTCAGTCATATTATCTACGATGTTAACGGATAGCATAGAACCCCTAATGCGTGAACCATCCAAGGGAATATGCATTCGCCACTATACATAGAAACATTACTGTAGCCCAGTGGTACGACTTAACTGCAACATCCAAACCAAGTGCAAACGCACATAACACAATAGCAAATTCTGATATGCCTAACATCTTAATTAAACCTCCTAAAAATAAAGCCTAGGCCGAAGCCTACCACGCCTCAGATGCGACGGCATCCTTCGGCGTTCCCTCATCTATCTTTATCGGTTCAGAAGGCATCCCAGAGCTAATATCCTTTATTGTGTATGCCCTTATTCCGGGAGTATCTCTCTCTTTGTTAATAAACACCTTCCCAATCACCTGTACGATTCCAGCGAGGTTTCCTTTGGGACCCGTTACAAAGTCAAATATGGCTGCATCTCCAATGATATTAATGGAATTAGCGCTCATATCTGAGATCGTAGTATAACCTATTTTAGTTCCTTTTTCTGGATTCTGCTTTACTTCTACAATTGCATCCCCAAACATTGGTTGTAATTTCACAAATTTACCAGCGTAATTACGAATTCCATTAAGGTCCGCAATAACATCACAAGCCAAACTATCATCTATCGTGATTTTCTCACTGGATGTGTTTGGTTTGCTATTAAGATTCCAATAAGGTCCATTCTCTCTTAGAACTCCCTTATATGTCGCTCCAAAGTCTACCTTGTGGGCCATCCACTCATCGAATACCGTAGAAACAGTCCGAGCCTCGGTAGTTCCATTAGAGTTAAGAACAAGAATCTCCATCGAGCGAGACATAAGAGGCTCTGCGGAAATTTGTCCGTCCCGAGCTTTCTTGTAAACTGGCTCCTTAAGGAACTTCCCATCTTCTCCTTTCGCGACCTGCCCATCTGCGTCCTTTGAGTTTCTCATTACAGGCTTGGGGTCGTATGCCGCCAAGATTCTAAACGGAACTCCTTGAGCCATTTGTGGGACTGTAAAGGTTCTTTCTGTTGTACCGATATCATTTATTCCATAGTTGGTGTATCCATCTCTAATTGATTTGTTGAGTTTGCCCCTATAGAATCCAGGTCGGAAGGACTTGTTGTTCCAATGTGTAGTTCTGATCCTTACACACTCTTCGGTTTTAGACTCAGAATGGAATAGGTCAGTATTATTTCCTACGGGAACGATAATATATAGATTGGAAAACGTCTTGCCATTTTTTGTAAGTTTCGCATCGTCTTGAGCTTCGAGATAAAACAATATCTCTGTATCTCCCTTGGAAGCGGCCTTTTCGCAAGAGATAACCTGATTAACTGCCATTTCTTCCACGGTTAGGATCTTAGCTATCCCTCCGACATTCAGGTTGAATGGCTTTGTCTTTGCATCCTGAAGAACCTTAAGTTTGGCTGCGTACTTATCCTTAAAAGTATCTTTGTTGAGTCCTGTCGCTTCAACTCCGCGCTGTATCGCGGCATTTAGATCGAAATTTTCTGTCATAGTTTTATGCTCCTCTTTGATACTCAAATAATGCGGCGCTAGAATAAATAGTTTTTGGTAGGTTATCTACCGTTTATCTTTTTATACTTCTTGAACATTGCTCGCATGGTTACAATGTTATCTGTCAGATATCTTCTTTGTTCTTCGTAGTCTTGGCGATAATTCGATTTTGAACAGAATTAAGGTCCCGAGATAATTTCATTTTAGTTACCTCCACATAAGCTAGTTTGAAACCTATGTAATGGTACTAAAAGTATTTAAGGATTTCGGTCATAGAAATTTTTCTAATCCTTCATTCCATATTTCTTCATGATCTCCTAAATATTGTCCAATCTTCTTTTCTTTTCGTACATATTTAGCCATAAAATCAAGTTTTCCTTCTCTTTCTACTCTATAGACTGCTCCTTCGGCAAGCTCTAGCGCTCCATGATGACCAAATTTCCCAATTAAGGCATCTACTTCTTGAGTGGTTATTGGGCCTCCCTCATGAAGAATATAAGGTCTAGGGAAGAATGACGGAACAATAGAGTTGAATACTTCTACCGTTTTAGCTCCACCGGGACCAAGGAGATCAAATGCCACAAACGGTTCGTGCTGTAATTTATAGCGTGTCCCATGAGCCTGGGCCAGCCATTCTCCACAAAGTCTTTGGTCATCCTCTAGAAACTCAAATTCATCCTGATGTTTATAGAACCAGTCGGAAAACAATCTATGTTGTTTAAATTTAGATGTATTTGCCTGCCAACCTTTACGGGTTACTGGTGTTAAAATTCCATCAATTCGTGCTACTGCACATGACGAGTTGTGTACTAAAATATCTCCAGCAAAATAGTTGTGATTATCTTTAATGGTAAGGTCGTACTGCGTTTTAGGCATTTCCCATACTTTAACGTTCGATTCGGTCCTGACTACTTCTGTTTCTATAATCCCGTTCAAGGGTTTATTCGGTACCAAATTGTTTAAGATGCACGGAATATTCCTGAAATTTTCAAAAATTTTATATTTCATTGAATCTGAAATATATGGGGCGATAATTCCGAACAACCTTTCTGTTCCGTCTGCGGTTACGGCAATAGTGGGACCTTTGTAATCAAAGATCTCGTTATCGATACCGAAGCGATTTTTTAAACAGTCTTTTAATTTTTCGACCATTTCCCAAGAGAAGCCATTTGTCGCAAAATGGAGCCTAGGACGTTGTTCTTTACTAAATGTACTTGATCCGTCGTCTTGATACCAAATAGCGAGGGCTAACGGATCAAGTGCATTTACCCATTTTTCAGTGACCCCTTTTTTGTTATCTATTAAACAATGTTCTCTTATAAGTTTATCCAGACCCATTGTTGCGTGAGTATGGGCACGGTAAATATTCGTACTCCCTTCGTAACCACCACGTCTAATGTCTTTACCAGAAATCAAATTTCCTAAAATTTCGCATTTAGTCTCATAATACTCTTTTTGTTTTTCGCAGTGTCCAAACACAATAGCGCATCTGGCATTTGGACTTTGTGGACACGATCGACTAATCGATCCGTCTCCCAAGAGAGTTCCTAGAACTATTTGCTTAGTAATATAATCTAATTTATCCGAAAATTGGTATACAATTTGGTTTGGTAATAAATCTTTTGCTTCTACGTACCCCGTATCAGTAAAGAATTGATGATTCGGGGTACATACAATTTTACATATTGGGTTCCCGCGCTTTTTAGATTTAACTAAAATTCTTATAAGTGGTTTATCTGTATTGACATATTTATGATATTCTTCAATAGGTTTCCATTCTATGATTTCCTTTTCTAAATTATAGCTTGCGATCTCTACCGGCATTCTTTTCCCGACTATTTTTCCTATTGGGATTCTGCCTTCTGACGTTATAATCATTGTCCGATATGGCACACAGCCATCTAGTTTCTCCTGCACGACTATTTTGTCTTTAGAATCTCGCGCTTTACGGGTACATATTCTGTCCATTCCTTCATTCACAAAGAAGTCTCCCTTTTCGGCGTGAGATCCGAGTAAATGAGGAATTCTGTGATAGGCTTTTCTGCCAAGGGCTTTGATCGGAATAAAATCACCTTTATTAAAACATTATTAATACTGGATCGTGGGCTTAAATAGTTGTCGATGGCGTAAGCCTACTAAAAGAAATTAATAAAATAGGGAGAGAATCCCAAGGGGTAGATTATAGGCCCGCGAGGAGACATAACGGACCACGCCGGAAGAGGGCGGCGTTGGGAAGGAGACGACATGGAGCTAAGAATGGTTTTCCCTTGGGACGAACTTAAATTATTAACTTAATAGTATAAATAGATTACGGTCAATGTGGATCATATGTCTAGATTTTGTAAAACCCTTTCTGCCAAGTAGTCTCCAAATAATCCTGCTCGAACATCTTCAAGACCCCAGTTCCACATAAAATAATAAGTATCTGATTCCATCCATGACACAAATCTAAGTTCTTTTTTATAAGCTAATCTCCGCCGCTTAGATTTCATGCGATCTTTACAGTATTTACAATGACCGCAACAAACTTGGCGATAAGGATGGTAAGTTATCCAAGGGGTCATGGAAATAAAAGGATTTTCTCCATCTTCTGGACGCATCGATTTGTTATACCATCTTTTTTCTGATTGCAAAATTTCTTGTTTTACTTCTGTCGTAATCCATCCCTTAAATCCTGGCCCACCCTCAATAGGTCTTTTGTTGTAGATTCGCCTTGTCCTACTCAAAGTTTATCACCAAATACTATATTTTATAAGCAGGTCTTCTATCTCCTCTCGTTCGAATCAAAGATCTCTACATTTCCATTTTCTATTACAGCGTACCTATATCTTTCAGAGTCAAATCCCACTTTACAATAAGGATCTACCATATAGAAGTCCTTTATTGGTCTACACCAAGCTGGCGGAGTATGTCCCACCACCTGTATGATTTCTGGGTGTGGTTTTATTCCTTCTCCTAGACGATACCACAAAATATTATCTCCCGACCAGAGGTTTATTAGCTTCGTCTTATTTAAAGTTTCTGCAATAAGATTTACGTTGTTTTGATTCTTAAAATAAACCTCGGATAATCCTGCATGAGTAATCAATACATTATCATGAACCGCAGCCATTTTAAATTCAGATTGGATTTCAATAATTTTTTCTTGCTCCTCGTAATTCACCATATTTTGAGGCCAAATCTGTTTATTTAAAACAATAGCAGCGTCATGATTTCCTATTAAAAGCTCTGCTTGATTATCTCTCAATATGTTTATACACCGTAGAGCTTCGAATCCTATATCCACGAGATCTCCTGCAAAAATTAATCTGTCAGAGTCTTTATTGTATTGAGAATGATATAATACGTTATTAATTAAATGAGGGCTCCCGTGGGCATCTCCCAGAACTATACATCTAATAACCGTCATCTCCGTTTCTTGTTAAGCCCGTATACATAGACGGAATCATGATAATTATCAAAACAAATCCTCCAATAATGGCTAAAATTCTAAGCCATGCAGGGACCATATCAGATTTAAACGTGGCTAAATAAATTCCTCCAATTCCCATTAAAATAAACAGAACGTGTCCGCAAATTTGATAAATGATATTTAAATATTTATTCATAATAATCATCCTCCGGTCTCAACGATTCTTCATATTCGTACCATATTTCTGCCGCCCAACCCATTGGATCTTTAATTATTTCCATTAAATTAAAATCTTGATCCTTGTATTTAATTTCTGCTTCTTTAAATCTTCTTAAGTTTTCTTTTCTTCGGCTCAGAAATTGTTTTACCTTCCAGTAAAAACAATCTGAGCAGGCATCAAATCTATCAAGTCTTCCCCGTCTCATAAAATTTCATAACCTTGGTCATGTATTCTTTTTCTATTTCTCTTTCATTAGATGGATCGCGGTCTCTCTTTTCCCACATTTCTTCTAACATGCCATTTTTAATTTGATCGCGTGCTAGATAATATTCTAGCTCCTCATTTATCTTTTGTAAATCTTTGATTAATTGTGGTAAACTTTGAAAATCTAGAGACATTCCATCGTCTCCAATATTTATAATTATTTTCTCTCCCACGAATGGTCCATAATTATGTATATAGACCTTTGCCATTTCGAAATCCTTACTCATAAAATATTACACCTAATGTATTTAACTCTCAATCTGCGTTTTAATTTATTTTCTAAGAATTTATCAACATCATAGGTGGACGCAAAATCCTTAATGTCCACACCGTACTTTTCTTCAAAAAATAGAGTTTTTCTCATTTAAAACACCGATAATTGTAGCCTATTTCTTTATATACATTTTACATCCAAAATTTAAATAGGATTTGGAATCGCCGTACTATAAACCCTCTTCAGTGGCCTTATTTCCGATTTGTCATCTTTCTCGAAGGCGAGTCTTAAGTATATACTTACTGATGGTTCATCATAATCCAAAGAGTCTATCTCATTAAATTTCTGATTACTTTGCCCTGAAAGTCCGGTTCCTCCACCTACGAGATCGTGAGAAGTACATGAAGAGGAAACGGTGAGATTAACTGCGTCTAAAGTAGTGTTTGAGTAAGAATTCTCGCTCCATATGGAAATCGTATCCCAATCAGAAACAGCATACACATAAATACCTGGACGAACCCAAGGTTTTTTTGGAGTTTTTGATACATAGGACCAAGGATCAACCACTGATGACTGAGAAATTCTTGAAACGTACTTTTTATTTCCCGGTCTAAATACTGCGCGAATCAATCCCATAGAAGCATTATGATCTATTTTTGCGATTTTGGCTTCTTCAGAGTCTATTCTATATGCAGTAAATCTTTGATTAGAGTATTCGGGTCTTTCAAGAATTATACTTTCTCCAGAAGGAATCCTGTAGGCCCCACAGAATTCGTCGTTGATATAAACTTCCACGTCACAAGGTTTTCCATGCCCATCCTCCTTGTGATGATTAGAAAGTCTCAAAGAATATTGTTGTCCGTGTCGCATTACAACATAGTTCTCTGAAGTTTCACTTAAACATTCAGGAACTTTTACTGAAAATCCATTCAGACTTACCATTTAAAACACATCCATATTACATCCCAAAAGGGATGAGGATAATATTAAATATTAGGGGATAGTATTTAAATTTATGGGTATGCCACCTGCCGGATTTGAACCGACGAACCCCTGCGGGAAGAGATCTTAAGTCTCTCGCGTTTTCCAAACTTCGCTAAGATGGCACAGAAAAATATTGTCACGTCGGTATTTATAGTTGTTGGTCCTCATCTTGATCTACTAGATCAGCAAATTTTCAAATTCTTCTAATTCCTTCCTTAAATATTTAATCTCGGATAGTGCCGCTTCATAACCCCAAACAGAAAACACTAATGCAGATAACTCATAAGGGAGAAGATTCCCATCTTCTATCCATCTTTTTAAACAATCGGTCAATTTGTTTGCTTTCACGAGATCAAATTCTATCATTTCACCCATCGCGTTTTTGATCATAGGAGTTCCTCAATTAATTTATCTATGAAGTCGTTAGTGTATCGGTCATCATAATGGAAACATGTCACCCATCGGCCATCTACGGCCTCCCAATTCTCTCTTATTACGCCAACATCAATTCCATGACATATACCGTGCCAGACATCGCTCTCGCTTAATCCAGTTTGGACTACTAAATTAGAAAAATATGGAAGATAACAATAACGGCACGCTACAGACACTTTAAGATCTCTCGATAGCATATTCCATCTTTCTTAATTAAAACATTTCATTTTTCTTCCCACCATCGACCTTCTTTGCCGCACGATCCAGCCATTCGGCAATGTGTCCATCCAGCTTCTCGATGAGTTGAACAATAATTAATATTCAATGAAACCCTTTCGGTGAATCCTGTATATTTTGCAGAGATATTACGGGTATTTTTTGGATGATAACACTTTGCAAATTCTCCCGGTATTTACAATCTCTACAAAGCCTTTCATCTTTATTGATCATTTCCACACCTCCTCTTCATAGCAACTCAATGACACCACATTCCAATCTGTAACCCCATAAGACATTACGTTCCCAGAGCATCCTCTATAAGAGTCTCTTGGCCTCCTTTTGGGTTCAACTGCATTATCAACAATTTCGGAAAACTGCGCCGCCGCAAGGTTAGCTCCCTGTATATTAGCTTCTTTGACGCTTTCGCTAAACTTTCTTATGGCATTTAAAGTCTTATTTAATTTTTCCCTCGGCGCAATTGTCGGTGTAAGTTTATCAATCTTAGGATAAGAAATGCAATTTCTACAGGATTTCGACCATGTATTTGACCCGAATCTAATATCCTTAAACTCATTTTCCCAAATATCTTTCAAAGATCTCTCAAATAGATTTCCTTGTACCGACACAGATCCCGAAGTCCTCTCGCTCAAACAAGGAATTATGTCTCCATTTACTGTAATTCCACAAGAAACAATACCGGCAGAACATTTATGTTCATCTTGAAGATTATCTGCAAGTATATATTTTACTCCTTCTAGCTCGCGAATTTTCTTTCTAAGATACGAAATTCCTTCAGGTGGCAACATAAATTCAGGACCGGTAGTTAATTGAATTTGCCATGATTTAAACAATTTAGCCGTCTCAGCTAATGTCTCAAATTCCCAAATATTATGAATCCCAAAATTCGTAACCATTACAATATTTTGCCATCCAGTCATTTCTTTTGGAATATCGCTAACAAGATTTATAGATAATCCAATCATGTCCAAGAGATCTACTGCTTTAGATCTATCAACTTTTAAAAGTCTTCCATTTGTTATAGCCCGGACGTTACAACCATAAGATTGTAAAGTTTCAATTACCTGGACGATATCATTTTCTGGGATTTCTCCCGGTTCTCCTCCTGATAATGTGATCACTTTTACTCCATAGGAGCCAATTTCTTTTGCAATATGAAGCATGTGTTCCAATGAAGGATTTTCTTTCTGAAGTACATTTTTAGAACCACAGTATTTACAGCCTTTATTACATTTTAGTGTAATTTCATAGATCACATCTATCAATTTAAGCCCCATGCTTTCTAATCTCCTTTCTGATCTTTTTTATTTCTACCCAACGTCTCGAAATTAAGCCTGCCATGTAATCTCTCGTTTCTGGCACAAAAACTTCTAATTTATTAAAATCATAGAGAATTTCACTTTTTAGTTTTTGTCTCTCTATTAAATTTTCTTCCGCTTTTTCTTTAGTTTTCCCTGCGCCATAGTTTCCTAATGACTCAGTATCAAAGGCATAGTAAAGTCTATCTGGGTCCTTCCAAGGCTTAATGATCTTTACTACTATTTAAACCCTCTCCCTGTCCGAAATCTATTTAAACTATTAAAATAGTACGTTAAATATATGTCTAGTAAGGTGGATAGACAACTATTGTATTCTACGAAACTAGACATTTATTTCTTCTATCTCATTTCCAAGAAACCAGGTTATTTTGTCTCTTACTTTTAAAATCACGATTTTTACTTGAGAATCTAAATCATCTCTTTGATATTGCTCGTCAAGATATTCCAGAGCGCTTTCGAGTAGTGATAAGCCGTTATCTGTAACTCTATATCCTTTGTTGGTCATTTTATTTCCACCTTACGGAGGTCGAACTTATCTTGTACCCATCTAAATATCTCGTCGCGTTCGTCGGAAGATAAACCCCCAATATACATGCTCATATGCACATATACCTCTCCTTTCTCACCAAGATTATCTTCTCCGGAGGTCCATGTAAAACTATCAGGTTCGATTTTCTTTATATCAGTCATTTCTTTTCAAGTCCCCATTCTTTTATATCTGATATGACATCTACACCTTTCATATTTAGCTAATGATCATTCCCCATCCTAAAGGATGGGACTTATTGAAATGTGAAGATAAATCTGGCGCTTTTTCGTGATTACACCTCATACATTGGGCATTTTCTACAATTATAAATTAACATACCCCTAAACCATTTAAATACTTCGCCATACCAAATATCCTGTAAGAAATCCTTTTTATTGGGATCAAGAAGATATTCTCCACTAACTATATCTTCGCAAAAACTACACGGGAATATATATCCATCTACATTTATATAAGCGCTAAATAACGTAGATTCACAAGGTTCTATATTCTGTTTTATTTGCTCTTTTATTAAGTTGTATTTTGGGTGTCTATCCAAGAAATCAAGAAACTTACCCGAGCTGCACGAGTCGAAACCAAATTTAATCCAATTATCAAGACAATAATTCACAATAGAATCAAATTTTTCCTGACTCATCTTAGTATATTCTTCTCCGCGTCCTTTTTTCTTAAGAGAAAGGAATACAACAGCATTCAAATCTTTAAGCCTAGAATCTGTCTCAATATCGTGAGTAGTTTCAACGCAGTTTTCATAGGTCTCCTCGGCAACTAATTGATGGATGTTAACTTGTTTTAGACCCGCCTTAGTCAATTTCTCAACAGCGTTATAGCAAACATTTTTATCGTCATATCTAGAAACTGCTACGGCACCACAAACCTCGGCCAGTTTAAAAGCCCAGGCATCAGTTAATCCCCACCCATTAATTGTAACATTAGGAACCACGCCATTGTCTCTACAATGCCAGAATATTTCCAATAAATCAGGATTAGAGGTTAAACTTCCAATTCCAAAAGCAATTTGGAGTACAGATTTTGGCAATTTGTTGAATATAGTCTTAAAAGTTTCAAGATCCATATTCTTTCCAATGCCTGTATTAGATTTGTAACAATGTTCACAAGGAACCCCATTTATTCCGTGACAAATTGTTGAAATCTCACAATCTATCAACTCGGGTCCTATTGGTGAATACTGCGAATCGTCTTTTTCTGTCTCTCCCCATCTACTAAATTTTCCAGTAATGTCATCAAAATTGTAGTTGTATGATGGCGTGCGAACTTTTTTAATAGACATATTTAATCTCCTATGATAATATCGTCCTCTCCCTCAAATATTTCTTCTACAATCTCATCTACAGTTTCCCCAGATTTCTTCAATAGGTATTCCTTTAAAGAATTTACATCTGCTCGGCAGAGTGGACAAAACTTAGAGGGCACTCTAATAGGATCTGGTTCACTTTTCTTAAATGAAAAATGTTCCCTGCAAAGTAGATGTCCCTTTTCGCATCTTAATAAATCCCCCGTATTTGGAATCTCGTCCCAATCCCACCCTTCCTCACTTTTACCACAAAGGTTACAAACAAAAGAGCAGGAAGAGGAGTTGCTCACGAAACCCACTCTTTGTTTCAAGCGAATGACCTCTTAAATCTTTCGTAGGTCTCATATTCTTTTACAATATTTTCGAGAATCTCGCTTTTAGAGCGGCCCCTCATCAGATACTTCAAAAGATCCTTATCCGAAATTGCCACGAAATTACACACTGGACAATATTTGGAGGGCAGAATATAGCGGTATTCTTCATAATCAAACCCATCTTCGTCTGTCCCGTCTTTTGCGCCCGCTTCATCTAAGATTTCTTGGAGACTGCTAGGATTTTGGGCACAATCTATATGAAATTCATGTCCTTTTTCACACCTAACCATATCAAACTCAGACAGGCTTGCATCCCATCCCGATTCAATCTCGCTGCATATCGTGCATACAAACGAACTCGAACTTGAGTTCGACACAAAACCAGATCTTCTCATCATGCCAGATCACCTATTATAAAAATCAAATCTCCATTTAAATCTTTTAGACTCTCCGCCTTCGCGAAGAATATAATCGTATATCTCCCCTAATAGAGTCCCCTGTTCGTCGCCAAATTGAATAGAATTCTCTCCTGGCGCGAGAGCTTTAGTCCTTTTAGGGGACCAAGACATTCCCCTATATTCTTCTAATTCTTTTGCCTCTTGACACATAAGTTTTATTGCTTCTTCTAGATTTTGAACATTAAATAGTTTCCCGCTATGATCTTGTCTAAAATTAGTGTCAATGATCTGGACACTAAACTCTTCCTCGAATTTTTTTATTAAATGTGAGTTTTCTTTTATAAATTCACAAAGATGTAATCTTTCTTTTGTTTTATTCTCGATAATAAAACTTGTAGAACTACTATTAGAAACAAATCCAGATCTACTAATCATAAGAATTCCTCATTTCTAAAGTTCCCGTCTCTAAATTTGTAATTCTCGACAAGGAAGATTCGAGTTTGTTAGATTCGAGTTTATCACTCATGATTGATATTTTAATTCCTTTTATATTTCCTCTGTTGTCACACTCTAAGACTCCTTCATTTTCAAATTTCGTAACGACTTTTTCGGTCCACTCTTCCATTTTAGAACGGAATCTGTCAATTATTTCTTTCATGCCCTTCCCTTTGACTATAATAACAAAAGAGGAAGATGAGGAATTAGACACGAAACCAGATCTTTGTTTCATATCATCTATTCTCCTGGCCTAAGAAAAATCCGAATATGAAAATAAAAATCACACCAAATACGAAAATTGGCGTCCTCAAATCATAATATCCATTTGGGGATGGAATTGGTTCCCCTAAATAAATTACTCTTAAAATTAAAAATCCTATAACTCCAAAAATTAGGGCAAATGCTTCTTTAATGTTCATTTTTATCTCCGCAACATTTCGGTCGCTATCTTATATTTCTTTTCCATCCTCTCGACAGTCTCCGGAGGAAGATCTTTCATTCTCGCGAAACTCGAATTATGCCGCACGTCCTCCCATTTTACATTAACCGCTATTTTACCTGCGGCAAGGACCCTCTTCAGGTAATCTATATAAGGCTCGTTTTCGATATGAGTAAGAGCTATAAGCGCTCTAATTTCCTCTTCTGTCATGTCAATTCTATCTGTGATATCAGAAAGAGACACTTGTGGGCAATCTTCGAGGACATCGTGAAGAACCGCGATTACTCTTTCGGATTCAGTTTTCATCTGGAGCATTACATATAGTGGATGCAAAATGTAGGGAAGTCCCACTTTATCTTGCTGTCCACTATGAGCCCAAGCAGCTAGTATGATTGCGAGATCCAACCTAGATGCTCCTTCCCAAATCTTCTCAATTCTAGGCATATATACTGATACACTCCTTATTACTATTTAATCTTAACGGCTAATACTTCATCACAAATGGCAATCTCTTTTCAACAATTTCCTTCGCCAACTCAATATCCCCTTTATAGATGTGTAGCGAATCGTTCTTATCTATAAGTCTATATATCCTACAATTATTTGGGCCATATACATATTTATTCAACATCCAGGTAACAGCAATTAAGTTCGGTTGCCACGCATTAAATAGGTCTCTAGAACGCCAATCGAGATGTAAATCTACGTAATTAACTCCATTTTCTTCTCCAATCCAACGGGACCATATGCGCTGCATGCAAGGACTCGCGTTATTTACTACGTCAACTTCTGGCTCCCAAGTAATAGCCTGAGATCTATTGGAACCGATTTTGTTATTTATCTGGTTCTCTAATTGGTCTCTTAAGACCTCCAATTGATCCACAGTTCCATTTTGACTTCTATATTGGACTATTCTCTCTATATACAAGTAAGTGAACTTCTTCTCTTCGGGCCAAGTATTATATTCTCCGAGAAAATCTACATCAAACTCCTTTTTATATTGATCAATAGATTTAAATGAAAAATCTGGATGAAGAAGTCCATTAGATATTTGGTCAATTGCGGTTCCCGTCAGGGAAATTACTTGACAGGAATCTTTAGCACATTTAGGCTCTTTCGAGGAGCCAAACGAGATATCTACATCAGACTTTAAAACGTTGTTCATTGCTATGAGCCATGCAATATTAAAACTACCCGAATCTATTACATAAAGATTGGAAAGTTTCATGGAACCACCGTTAGAGAAATGACAGTATTAAAAATATTTAATGTGACGGAAAGGAAAGTTAAAGCGATCAAAGATAAAATACAAAAACCAAGCAGTTTAGTGTAAGATTTATATTTTGGGCTGTTTTTAGGCGCAGAAGTTCCTCCAACCAAAGCAAGAAGTCCCAAAAATGTTATACCCCATATCATATTTATACAAGAAATTTCAATTGACATACAAGTTCACCACCCAAAATAACGTACCAAAAATTACTTGAACGATTCCAACAACTATGAACCCAGATCCTAAAACCGCTAGGATTTCTTTTCTTTTCGGAAGAATTATAAAAATTGTTCCAAGAATAATTCCAATTAATAATTGGAATATTCCTCCAATTCCAATGATTGCACCAACTAAAATAATATTCATTGTCACCTCAAAATAATCTTTGATCTTTCAATTATTTTTCTTTCTTCGGAAGTAATCCACTTATCGATTCCGTAATACAAAGATATACTACTTAAATCAGCGTCAATATCTTTCTGAGACCAAGGTGTATTTACATAGATTGAATCTATCAAATATCCCGTCTCATCACAAATTGAAATAACCATATGTGAAGGGAACATGTCACATGTAGCTAAGATTGTCATACGCGCTCCACAAGTTTTAACCATTCTTTAGGATAGAATAAAACTTGATTAGTTTCTAAAACTCTAATGTACACATCTTTCGATCCTGGAGTTAAAATATTATTAATTCTGGCTTGTTTCCCAACCAAACTATTCCCATCAAAGTCTTCTCCTTTAATAATTTCAACAATATCCCGCGTTTTAAAGAACATTAAATTAAAACCTCCAATCTTGCTAAACCTTTTTCATATCCATTTGGAACAATTTGGTATCTACTTCCATCATCTAGTGTAACTATTCCGTCTCGCGTTGTGTCAAATCCATGAGTCATAGTTACGAAAGAAACATCTTCTACGCCAGCAACCGGATCTTCTACGGAGGATAAAAGTAGAACCAAAAGAGTTAATTGGGAAAACAAATTAATCGTTCCATCCAAGCTTTTTTACGGGCTTTTCGTATTTTTCGAGTCGATCTTCAATTACTCTCAATTTACTCTTCATCTTCATCTTCTCTTGAAGAAGTTCTGATACATCTGATACAAACAAATATTCTCCGTTATCAAAAAGTCTCACTTTGCCGTTTATTTCCTCCTGTACTTTTCCTTGCCATTTGAATTGTAGTGTAGCCGTATTTTCAGAGTTATATCTTTTTATTGACTTTACAGCAATAAAATATGGCATTAATTTTCCTAACCAAGATAATGACATATCAATACTTCCTTAAATCTGCTAATGCACGAGTAAGATCCATAGAAGCCCGACGAACCGCTCCCGATTCTTTGGGACAGGATGGGATATAAGTGTGTTGCTCTCCAAAAACCTCATAAGTCATCGTCTTTTTCTGTTCGGTTTGAAGCTCTTTTACTCGATCCAAGAACTTTTTAGCTTCATTGACCGCTGTATCTAATTTCTTTTTATCCATGTGATCACCTAATCCAAATTTTTACTTCTTTTGACCCCATAATAGCGGGATAAACCCAAATAAAATCTGTAATTACATTATCTATAACTCTAAATTTTAATCCAGGATTTCCAGTAATTTCAAAAGCAAAGTCTCCTATAGAACCCGTGACATTATATTTTGAACCATCAGGTTTAATTCCTAATTTTGGGAACATAACCCTCCTCAATTACTACAAAATTGTTTTATGTGACCTCGACACCTAGCAAGAAATACAGAAAATAATTCTCCTGTCTCTCTATTCATTACATGTCCACATACGGGACACGTAAATTTAGATAAATTCTCGGTATAATTCCAAATATCTAACATAAGTCTTCCTTAGACGTGGTAAGTATTAATAGTTTACGGAAGGCAGTCATAACAACTAATAACGTCTCCATCGAGAGTTAACATGGCTGTCTTTCCACATATAGGGCACTCTTCCTCAACCCATGAATAACAGCCAAGTTTTAAACCCTCTAAAGGTTCCATAATATGACCTTCCTTAGCCCTGAAACATCTACGCCTCTCTGCCATAAAACTCTTATATCGATCCAGTCATAGAGATCTAAACCCGACTTCCAAACTAATTTCTTTGCTTCTCTCGCGGTTTTAGCGACTATAGAATATCCTTCACATTCATCTGGATCAGGTCTAATAAAATAGCATCTAAGGGTCATTAAACACCACATCGTGTAGTTGAAATTTTGGTTCGGTTCTAGTGATAACTAGAACTCCATTATACCTCTTCAAATCTGATTTAATCAAAATATTCACATAATCATGAAGATCCAACCTCATATCCTTTATATAATCCCGAGGAATATATGAAATATAATCTCCTTCTGAAATTAGTTCTTTTAATCCCTGCGGGGCATTACTATAAGTCCAAAATTGAATAAATTCATTCATATTTTATTCCTTCCAAATTTATACTCTTCGTTTTCGAATTTCTCTTCTTTTGTTGCGAGTCTAATGTCACGATCGAATACAATAGATTTCTTATTGGTTTCATAATCAAATATTTCTCTTGGAGATTCTCCTGTGATGTCCCAAAGATAAGTAAGTTTTGCTCCAGCAACATGATATTTCCCGTTAAACATGATTCGATCTTGGGTGATGATCATTCTATGCCTCCTTATTCTCGTCTGACAATTTTGATATTAGATTCTTGTTTACTATATACTTCCCGTCCTCAAAAAGAATGATTTTTTCGTCAAAAAGATCGTGCATTATTCCACTAAGATTCATATGAACTGTTCTGTGACTTCCGTTATTTGGATATACATATAAATTTTTCATAGAATTATCGTTTTTAATGAAATTTATATGATGAATAACTTCGCCCTTTTCTACGCTCCTCCCCAACTTCTTTTCCATAACCAAAGCGTGTTCTCTAACGTAACCATGTCTATCTGCTAAATGGTGTGTTGGATGCCAAATGTAGACATACCCTTCACACTCTCTTATCCCTCCTTTCCAACAAGGATGTTTTTCTCCGGTATAATCTCGATTTTCAAAAGTCAAAATCATCTGCTCCCTAGCAGTTCTAAGAACGAAACCCGCACTTTTTGCTTGCCTTTTTAATGTAATTGTAGTAGTATTAAATTTATGAGCAAGATTTTCAAGAGTTTCTTTTTCATCATAATATAACCTCTGAAAATCTTCTTTAGAACAAATGGGATATTTATTTAGTTTATATAAATAATTTGGATTTAAAAGCTTTTTTATTTTCTTATGCGTTAACTTCCTAATTTCCCCAGCCGTTCTTATAGGGATATTATATCTTTTTAAAATATGACTTATCATGTGTCTCGAAATACCAAATTTTTCTCCTAAGTCCTCTACTCGCATTTCGTCTTTCCAATATAAATCATATAACTCTTGTTTTGTACAAAGCATTTTGCCTTTATGATAAATCCCGTCGGGGTCAATACCGCTTTGCTTAACCTTCCATTGTTTAGATACTACCTCGGATTTGCTCCTCCTTGAAATACCCGCAAACTTTAACAATTTTCGTAACCCAAATTCACTAATATCGTATTTCTCGGCGATTTCTTTTTGAAGTAAATTATTATTACAATAGTCGTCATATAATTCATTAACCGTACAGAGCAATTCATCCCCAATAAACAGTCCATCGCCTTGTTTTCGATAGGTTGATATTCCATCTTGCCTTCTAACTTTAGATTCCATATTTTATTCACCAATATAAAAGTTTATGTTGAGATGGACCTTAATACTATATAAATCTTTCTATTTCATTACTTCCCTCGCTAGAACCCTTTCGGATAATTTCTCTTTCTTTTTTAAAATTTGGTCTATTCTTGACTCGATTACGCTTGAACATTTTAGTTCGTAAAAAATCATTGGGTGTTTTTGTCCAGATCTTTCTATGCGTCCGCGAAGCTGCTCTACCTTCATCGGATTAAAATTTGTGTTTAAAATTATAAGTATGTGACACGAATCTTGCAGATTTAGCCCTTCTTCTATTTTTGGACTCCCCAACAGAATTCTTGTACTTCCAAAAAATTTATCCTTTTCCTTTTCCACATCGCAATCCCCCGCTATCATCGCGCAGGGCTCGTTTATTATACACCTTTTTACCAATTCTAGTGCTTTTACAAATGTTGAATAAATTATAATTTTTTCACCTTTAGTTTCCTCAATTAAATCCTTTATTTCGAGAAGTCTCGGCGTTAGCTCTACCTCTTCTGGTTTGATTTTCCCCTCTATCAATTCTTGTGCCTGAGAAGGCACAAATTCCAACCCCTCATCCCCGAACTCAGATCCTAATATCTTAGCCCAGAGATCTAAGCCTGTTTGTTTTTTATTAGAGTCGCGGGAAAAAGGGAGCAAACTGGGACTTATTATGTTTTCTCTCGCATAGGTAAAATATTTCAAAATATTGTCCGGATCGTCCTTCGCGAGTTCCAAGAGTTTTTTCTCTATTCTTTTTTGTTCCTTGGACATTTCTACTGTTCTTACAACTGTGGACGCTGGGGGTAAATTCAAACATTCTCTTTTCTCTCTGCGGATGACGAGAGGCTTTATTAGGTCGCGAAACTCGTCTACATTTTTCTCTCCTCTAAAAAGCCAGTACGATTTCCCGTTATGCCCCTGTTTTAGCTCTCGGATCAGGAATAATTCCGCAAATTTCTCATAGGAAGGGATAAAATTTGGACTTACTATATTTAGAATAGTATAAAACTCACTTAATGAATTTTCGACGGGCGTTCCACTGAGACCGATTGCATATGAAGCCGACTTTCTCAACTCTTTTATTGCTTTAGTCCGCTGAGAGCTGGAATTTTTCGTCCTCATTATTTCGTCACAAATGAGAAGCCCGCCATTTAAATATGATTTTGCCCTTAAAAGATCATCTGGTTGCCTTAAAAGATCATATGATACCATGCAATATTGACAATTCTGCGCTAAATCCCACTGTTTTTTACGTTTCTCCCTAGAACCATCTATTATTATGCTCTTCGGCTCTTTATTATTAAATTTGATTAACTCGCTAGACCACTGACCTCTAAGTGAAGCGGGACAGACAACCAAATTTTTTTGTCCTAGAAACTCAGCATATGCGACGGCGCATATCGTTTTTCCTAAACCGATATCAAGCGCCACTATTCCTGAACCAGATTTCTTACAGAATTCCAAAGCCTCTTTCTGATAATCAAGCAACATTTCATATTTAAAATTGTCCTCAAAAATTCTTATAGGTCTAAACCCTGTTTTAGAGTTGTATTCATCTAATACAGCCTTTGAAGGTTGTATCCCAAGAGATTGAAGGGTCTTAACCACATGAGGTTGAAAATCGCCTCCACGAGCCCAAAAACGGCCCATCGAATTATAATTGAATCCAAGAACGGATAATTTATTTCTAAGAGTTGTAGAACTGTCTGTAAGGACAGCTAGTACTCTCTCTCGAAACCCCTGTGGCACACCAAATTTCATTTCGATCAAGATTTTCTCCTCAGTCAAACTCATGATGACATTTTTTACAAATCCATGTCGCTCGTGAATAATCTACTTCGATCCCCAATTTAATATTACTATGCCCACATTTGGGGCATTTAGCTGGAAAATTAATTAAACACATCAGGAACCCTCTCTCCCATTTTCTTGGATATAAGAAATAGTATATCGTTTCATCAACCAATCATATCTATATTTAATTTCGCGAGCATCCCAGAGAGCGTGATGTTCAATTTTGTCTGGCAAATCAGGCATTCTTGGATCTACACATTCTGTAGCCATTTGTTTTAGATCTAAACAATACATGGGCCACCCTTTTGGAAGATCTGTCATGCGTCCGAAAAGCTGGCATAGGACAACCCAATCATAATCGTTGTAATACCCGATCCAGCTAGGTTGTTCTCCAGCAAATTCTATAATCTCTTTAGCAATAGTTTTTCTTCTCTTCCCCATGCTAAAATCTAGATATTTTATTACATTTTCACGAACCCAATCATCCGCAAGATACAATTCGAGTTCGATAGGGTCAACTACGGCATAATATTCTCTCCCATCTTCTGCAACGATTCCAATACTTAAAAGCTGAATTGGATAATCAGGACCAGCTTCTATAAATTCGGTATCTAAAAAATATTTCATCTCTTTGACTCCTTTGCATCACATCTATGACTATAGTGAGTTAAATACCTATGAATTTTACAATCTCCATAATGATCGAAATCAAACTTGTCCACCCATAATTCGCAGTCTCCGCAAATTTCCTCAACGGGCTTCGCCCTAAAAGCCACTATCACATCTCCATCTCCTTTTCTAGCCAATTTAGAAAATCTACTACATGCTCCAGTCCATATCCTGCTTTTCTCGCTCCGGGACTTAAAAACTCTCTGTAGGCAAACTCATTAAGGACCATTGGATAGGTTCTTCCTTTATTTTCAGGTTGTTCTAACTCATCTTGAAGGGCTCCCTTTAACTCCTCTTTGTGTTTCTTCCCTTTTGGATTATCTGGTTTCTCCATGAGTTCGAAAATTAGAGCATATATTCTTCCTTTATTCATTGAGATCCGCCTCTATTATAGTTAATTGGCCCCCTAGACTCTTTAAAATTTCCTCTGTAAACGCCGCCCTTAACCTTTCTATTTCAGATAACATTTTTTAAATCCCCTACTCATCCCGTTTGATAGCTTGATCTATTTCAGCATATAAATCATACGCAATCTCAGAATTAGGTCCAAATGTGCTCACGGAATACCAATGCAGTAATTCTCTTAAAAATCTTGCATCTTCGTCATCAAACGTTATTCCGATCATTTTTATCATCTCCGATATACGGAACCTCTTCAATCGAGCAACTCCCGCGAAATATACGGCACCTCTTCTACCCATATTCTCGCTGCGACCTTAATTGTGGGTCCCAACCATCCTAATTTATATGCAATATCGAACGCCCCTCTATAGGCATTCTCATACGTATCCGCAGTACAAAACGGACTGTCGTTTGCCATACCTACGAACATAAAAGATCCTTCTCGGGAATAGTTCTGAACATTTCCAGTCTCGTTACATGATTAGAAACATTTTGTAATTTATTCGCTATCAATTCTGAAATTTCTACCCATATCGGATAGCACTTATAATAATCAGGTCGAAGTCTTTAAATTCAGAATTCCAAATCATTTTGATGTACTCGCAACCACAGAGACCCATTCCTCCTATTTCAATGTCCTCTAGTATTCCCTCTTTCGTTGTTATTTCTCCACAAAATGGACAGATGTACCATTCATTCCCCATAGTATAAAATACCTCCTACGAAAATCACTACTCCAAGAATCGCCATTAAATATGAAATCCACCAGTTTCTAGATGCGTAATGAAATTCGGGAGAGCCATATACATATTTGCCCGAAAACATGTCATCTAATTTCACCCCACTATTTGGAACAAAATTAGATCCGATCATAAGAGACAAGGAGATGATCGCTATAACGGCATCTTTAGTTATTCCTATATCCAGTTGTTCCACACCCCTCTAATATTCATTATCTCAAAAAATACATATGTCGCAACCATAAACCAATTTTTGTTACAATAAAATCCAATAGCAATTATAAAATTTGATATTAACCACACTGTAAATCCCAAACACCTTAAAAATGCGGTAGGATCAGAAGCAAGGTAAGCTCCGCTCATACTTAAAACCATTGCTAGAGCATACCAAGGTTTAGTTTTAATTTCATGGATCAACTTCTTCCACATGAGTATCCCCTATTTTTATCGGATTTTTTTAAATGATTCATCAAAAGAACCGTTCAACGCCCTAATAAGAATCAAAATCTCATCTAATGTAGCGCTAATCATACCAAGATTATAACTTCTCATTTTTATTGCTTCTAATTCCTCATCCGAAATTTCCATCTAATACCCCTTTCTTACGTATCCATTGTCGCATATATCTGCATTGCAATTTTTCTCGGTACAATATTCGTAACGATTACAATCAAATGGGAACGGGCAATAAGAAAAAGCTTTATTAATTTTAAGAGCTTGAAATGCTTTTATCTTTGGTAGAAAAACTTTCTCATCAAACCCCTCAAAATCCCTACTTTCTAATTCCTTTCTGATAATAGAAAATAGCTTACCATATGCAGTACAAATATCTTCTAGACCTTTAACTTCTGATGAAAGAGACATTACCATAATCCCCAAGTTTTAATGCCTTCTTTTCCGTAAAAATGTTTTCTAATTATTTTTCCAAAGAGTGACCTTTCTTTTTCTGAAGATTCGCACAGCTTCTCAAACAAATCCGCCGCCATATCTCTTTGTTCCTCACTTAAAAAATCCAGGAAATTAGACACCATATCTATCACTCTCTTATCTTCCATCTGTAAATAACATGGCCAGCAAATGTTAGGGTCAGGCCTATAGTTATCGGATTCTTCATCTTCGTAATAATCATAATCCTTAATGCGATGTTTCACTCCGCATTGAGGACAAGTTACATCAAAGAACATTCAATAACCCCTCTTCTCTCATCCTTTCTATATCTTTCGCTCCAACGCCCGCGGATTTAAGCATTTCTTCCGTGCGCTCTCCGGGACAATCAAAAACAGAGATGGAACATTTAAATCCCTTTCCCTGTCTTTCATCGCAATCCAGTTTAGAACAGAGTCTCATGAATCAAATCCTATATGTTGTAATCTCAGATTCTCTCTTAAACATTGCTTCCTTTTCTCGGAAACTTCTATTAATTTCCGAAAGTTTTTTCCCGGCGCGATGTGCAATGTTCATCATTCGTTCCATATCAGAAATAGATATTGCTTCTTCGAAAGCTGGAATCTCAGATTTACATACTTTAATTTTATAAGTAATAAAATTAGACTCCTCAAATAAGTCACAATTATAAGTTTGCTTATCCATAAAAAGAATTACTTCTCCAGATTTATAAACTCGGGGATAGCCCTGAAGATACTCTTCGGGAAGATAATTCTTTGGAAGTACTCCTTCCGCTCCTATAAGAACTCTGTAGTTCTCTACAAAAGGCTTATAATTCCCATGTTCACTTTCAATTACTGCGGGGACATCCCTTGGAAGGTCCCATTTAAATTCCATACCAGCCATTGTTCAACAACTCCTCTATGATTTCATATAAAACTACTCGTACTAGCATATGACATTGGTATTACAATATAAGTATCACTCGCTGTTGTTGCAAACGTTCCAGTAAAATTATTATAATCAATATAACTAGTAATTCCCGTATAATCAAAATATCTATCCTCAACCCAAGACCATATCTTATTTAACTTGATATTAATTTTGCTATTTAATATACCAATAATTTTATCTATTTTCTTTGTCCACTTAGACCATTTTTCTTCACTCTCAAACCACCACTCAGTAAAACCACAAGCAAATGCTTCAAATCTATTTGTTAATGCATAACTATTAGAGAACTCAGATCTATTTTTTGGTCTATGTTTTCTAGTGAATTTATATATAATGTTACTAAAATTTGAATTTTCAAAATACATATGAAGTAAATGCCCCAACTCATGGACAAAAGTTCGACGAGATTGGTAAGTTCCAGTATCCCCCTTCTTCTCTATAAAAGTTACTAGACTAATCTGTGTTCCATCATCATTAATATAACCAGTGTTTCTCCCGTTATGTTTCTCTGATGTTACAGTTTTTAAATGACTTGCAGCCCTAGGGAACTTTTTTGAAAACTGGTCAAAAATAGATTTTAGTTCAACTAAGATATATGATTGCCCCTCAAATCCTATCCAAGATACTTCTCCCATTTTATCTCCCCTTAAAGCCGACCACGCGAGTAACTGTATTTTTCTTGGTGATAATTTTCGCATTCGCTTCTCCTATAAACATATTTCTTCTTGTCACTGCAATAAACCATTTCGTGGCCCTCGATCATCTCGAAGTCCCCATGAAAATAACAATTTTGACACCATTTCCAGTCGGTCATTAGATCACATTTTTTTTTCTATACTACACTTCTTCTCACGGTTCTCTTTTTATATTTACGAGGGATCTTTGGCGCCTCAGAATCTCCCTCGAAGTCCTCTTCTTTTCTCAGTGTTCCTTTTATCCCGCTATGTTCCACATAATTTTCTGCTGTGACTAATTCAGACGCAAACTTTCCGTGATCTAATACGGATTTAATACTAATTAAATGTTCCGCCTGAAGTTCTTTAAGTGCGATTGCAATCTTTTCTGTTGCTTTCCAAGTTTTATTCTCAAACAAAGAATCAGCAGTTACTACGCCTTTTTTGTTTTTCTCTTGAATGCGAAGATAAAGTTTTTGGGAATAAGAACTAACTACCATTATCCCTTCCCTCCTGTTTCTTCCAATTTAGGCCATCTCTCTTTACTAGGGTTTCTATCTTTTCTAGACTCTCTTTATCTGGGTAATCGGGGAATATAGTTGTCCGAACTAGTATGGGGATGTCATACCAAGCACACAATCGGATAACATTTTTCACATTTTTCCAAGAATCTCTATTCCCTGTAAGCTTAAGATAGTTTTCTTCTCCATAAGTTTTTATATCTAAAAAAACTTCATCAATCAAGTCCTCTCTCATTAGTAGATCTAATTTTTTGGAGTTATATCCTGATGTCTCCAATCCCACTTTTAACCCAATCAAGTGACAGAACTTAGCAATTTCTTCCACAGCTTTCGGCTGGAGCATGGCTTCTCCTCCAGAGAAAATTACCTCAGAAATCAAATAATTATCTAATATTTGTTTCGTTATTTCTCTTGAGTCTACAAAATTCTCCCCAGATTGAAGTTCTTTGTTCTGACAAAAAAAACAATTATAAGGACATCCTCTAAAAAATAAAACCAAGGAGGAGTGAGAAGAGTCCGAACAAGATAGTTGAGAACCTCCAAAATTAACTAACATAATTGTCCGCTTCTCCATTTACATGTCGCTGTTTTTTTCCAGTTTTCATACAATATTTTTTTTCTGTCCAAAAATATGTTAGCGTCGTCATACATCCATCCTAAAAGTTTATCTGCTTTCTCTCCAACCAATCGAGATCTAGATAATACAAAGTATTTTTTTGTTTCAAGGTTTGTCTTCTTAATCTCACTTATGTTTGTATCAATACCCAAATCTTCCTTCAGGATATTTATTATAGAAGAAATCATTTCGTATGTTCCGGACACGTTCCAGGCGATAGTCTCGTAATAATTTGTCCCGTTTTTCTTTTGAGTTTTAAATATATATAGCGATCCGTCCCCGTCTGTAAATCCTCTCAAGAAATGCCTATTGTATTCTCTCGGAAAATTTTTCGGATAATCTAGATCCCAACTTTTTCTGTTTTTAATTCCATAAGAAATCAATTTCTCGACCAATTTAACACTATTTATTCTAACAGATGCGGTTTCAGAATAGGTTTGTACTGGAGATTCGGGAGAAATCCAGTCTCTGAATTTTTCAACATGTTTGATATCACAAATTGCCAACCCTAAACTAATTGATCTTCCGTCGGGAGTTATATACCCGTCCGCAGCTAAAAATCCCATCCAATACGCACTATATTCATTTATTTCATCAAAAGCATCCTCACGAGGAAAATACTTTCTCGCCGGATCTTGTAGTCCGAGATCTCCAGCGAAATTCGCAATTGACCCATAACTCCTTCTGGGTAAAAGTTTCTGAATTTCTCTGGGTCCCATATCTCGATAATTTTCTAGCAAAATTTCTTTCTCCTCTTGGGTCCAAGGTCCGGGAAAGTGCTGAACTAGATTTAATGATCGGGCCTTTCCTCGAATTGCGGCATAACTATGAAAAGGAAGCAAATCAACCATTTTGATTGCGCCCAATTCTTCATATAAATCAAACATCAAACTTTCTTCTTCGGGAGTCCAAGTCTTGTACATATAACCACCTGTAAGACTTGAAATCCTTACATCTGTTTAGTACCACAATTTAAAATAATGAATTAAATAAAAACCCTCCTCGGAAACTCATACTCACGACGGGTCCGCTGCCAGTTAGATACGTGGGCAAAGTAGCCGACCACACGAGTAACATAGTCGTCGATATTTTCTCCGCATACCGAGCATTTTACGGTATTTCCACATATAGTCGTATGGCCGTTTTTACAAGTTCCGAAACCATAATTTATACAAAGATGTCCGACTCCATTTTTCACTGCATAAAGAATAAGATCTCTCATGACCGCGGGATCTTTAATTTCTTCTGCCATATTAAGGTGCAAGATCCCGCCGCCGCTTAAAATTTCCATAAATTTCCCGGTAGTAATGATTCTTTCAGGCAAAGATACCTTTTCAATTAAAGGAACATATTGGTTAGAGTACATCTCAAACGGAACATTTTCTTCCCCAAAAAGAATTTTATCTTTTTGACATAGCTTCCCCGATACCGATTCTCCGGGGATTTCCTCTACATTCATGCTGCATTTTTGATCTTTACTTGTTTTTAGAGCGAACTCTTCAATATAATTAAGAACTTTTGTAGTAAACTTTACTCCCTCATTAGACTTTATATCGAGCCCCATTAATTTGTTTAACTCATACACACCAATTATTCCTATGGTTGAAAAATACCTATTAAGATTTAACCATCCAAGGGGTTTAAAAAACTGTAAAAATCCTGCATTAATTCTTCGTTTAATTATATCTTCTCGATGAACCTGAAGAAGATCCCTTATATCTTCCAATCTATTTTGAAGCAGGATAAATAACCTTTCCTCATTTCCGTTTGATTCAAGAGCGAGTCTTGGTAAATTAAGGGTAACCACGCGATGGGAGCCCATATTCATTGACCCATTCCCAAAAGTATCCACCTTTACTTGCATTCTCTCTTCGTCATTGACCAAGCGACAACAACTGGCTATTTTATTTCCAGAATTTATATAAATATTGAAACAGCCTTTTTTTAAATTAGCGTCAGAAATAAAATTTAAAAAATCTTTATCAACGATCTCGTTGTCTTCTGATCGATAAAAATTCACTGTTACAATTGGAAATCTGTAGACAAAACCACTAGCGGGGTCTCCCTTAGAAAACCAACTCGCAAACAATTTTTGAATGTGCATTACATATTCAATATCGACAGAAGATCCGTCTGGATATCTATAATGCTCAAAAATCTTTTCTAGATTGGGTCGATCAAATAAACTAAAATTCGTAAACGGGCTCTGGCCACCAACTCGAAAAGAATTGTTTACTACGTGAACTATTTTTTGCCAATCATTTAATATTTGTTTGTCAGGGAGATTTTCTTTTTTTGCAAACCAGGCGTAGTTTATAAAAACGTCCCCAAGAGCTACCGCTCCCGCGAAGCATTGCGATAAATCCATGACCATTTCCGTAGCCTGCGCCATGAAACTATCAGCCCGTTTAGCTGGGAGACTATGAAGAGATCCATAAGGTCTACCCTCCACCATAAGAGAAAATGTACTTATCGACGTGCAGTAGGGCATTTGTATTCCTCCACCACTAGAGTCATGAAAATATATATTTCCCTTAAGAATAGAATTTAAAAGATGGTTTGCCCTATCTAATCCAAATCTTCTAGAAGCATATCTGTGTAATAAATAAAATCCCTCTAATTTTTGAACCCCTTTTACAATCTCGCTCGTATATGCATTTGGACTAAGATTTTCTCCTGCATTTGCATTACTATCTATCGTTTCATCTATAAACTTTTTTGTAAAGTATGAATGTGACATTGAACCGACATCAAGGCACCTTCTGGAAATTCCCTCAACATCTAAAAGTTCTTTTCCTTTTTTTGTCTGATTAAATTTATTATACCAGTCGTCAAATTCGTCACTAAATATGTTTTCAATAAACATTATTTATACACCTACTTTAAATAAATTCTCTGATTCTCACTTGCTGGAAATCTGCCCGTTTTTAATTCTTCAATATAAGGTCCGTCTATGATCATATTCATAACTTTCCTAATATCTAGTGGGATTTCCTCATGTAGCCAGCCCGTATAAAGGACGTTATACAAACCAGATCTAGACGCGAGGCCAAACAGCGCATCAATCTGTTCTAACGGTTCGCCTCCGAGGAAAACAAGGGCTTGGTAAAAATCCTTGTGTTGCTCCAGATGATCTATTATTTCATCCGTATCTAGATCAAATCCCCCATTAGGGTCCTGCAACTCTGGATTCTGACACCCTTTGCACTCAAGGGAACATCCTTGAAAAAACACATCCAAACCGATCTTCCCCGGAGCATCATTCACAGAATCCGTAATTCCTGCGCATTTAAATTTCATTGAAATAGTCCTTTACCTAATTTTTCGGGCAGCCTTCAAGATGGTTTTACAGTGTTAAATACTTGTCGCTCAGAGTTTAGAATTCTACAGCGTTATCTCCTTAATCCAATCTCGATAATTCTTGTCCCATCTCCTACCTGCCCAATCAGCCCATATCGTTTCTCCACATCCTTCACAAAGTTCCAAACTAAATCTTCCAATACTATTATGCCTGAAATCCTTTCCAAAAATAGAAATGGAGCAATCGCGGCAAAAGGAGCCACATTACCGCGTCCATCCAATCTCTTTGCTGATCTGGACCTGTTCCCCATCTGTCAATTGCAATTTTTTAAATTTCATCCTCTCTGCAAAATAATCTCCCGCCTCTCCCTGGAAAAGAGGGTCTCCTATGGGAGCAAATCTCCATTTCCTTAGCATTTGCTCATAATTCATATCATTGATCCTGTTTTTAGTAGATTCATCTATCATTTAAATCACACCCAATCTTTGTGCTTCACAATCTGCCGCGGCCTGCTCATTCCTAATCTGCCACTGGAAACATTCTATCTTATCACAAATTAATGAATATTCCAAATCAAGAGATCTTTTCTCTGATTCTAATTCCTCAAGTTCATCAAAAATATCTCTGGTATGCTCCAAAATATACGCTTCTCTTTCTTTGTCGTTTGTTCCCAAAGTTTTCTTATCTGTTGTGCTTATGATATAAGCCTTTCTAGTTTTAAGTAACGAACTAGTTTCTAGGACTTTTTCGTTAGCAGTGAACAACTTTTCTCTAAGAGCGCCTTTCTTCCCATAAATTTCTTCTATTTCTTGGTTAGTTGGCATAATAACACCTCACATCATAGAACTATTAATCTGTATTTCTTCGCACGGTGAAATTTCATTCGATAAATAACCTATCGCTTCTACTTGACTAGTTGTATTTACTTTAAAATTCCCATAATTCTGGTTAACAATGTAATATCCAGAATTTGGAATATAAACTAAACCTAGAACAATATTAGACACATCTACCTGAGCTTGATAAGTAATTCCTTCTTGATAACCAATTTCGTAGCTCTCATTGTAATTTTCTTGAAAGGAAAGTTCGTAACCAATCATAGCTCCTAACAACAATCCAAAAATAAATAGTAGGACCACCGACACCGAGTTCCCGTTCATTTTAAAACCTCTCCCGATAAACTAATGATACACGTTTCGTGCATTTTAAGATTCCTCAATTCTGTATGCGTTTTGATACATACTGAAAAATGGAATTCTTAGTCCAAAAAACCACATTTTATAAGTCTTGCCCACTTCAATCTGGGCATACCTATTCGCGGCGCTAAAATCCATATGCCACCAGGTATCTTGAATAAAATATACTTTGTTATTTACATCCGAGAAAAGGTATAACCCGGTTATAGATTTTCCATCAGAAATTACTTTTGTCCACTTATCTTTCACTGTAATTTCTATGGGACCCTCGTCTGTTGGAAGTGCAGAAGTCACCTGTAGTACCATTATAGAAATTATAAAAATAGATAAAATTAATTTCATTTAGAATCAACTCTCGTTGGACCTACTCGCATTCACTTTGTTCATGCTACGTCTCGTTAACTCGGTATACGCAATCTTCAGGATTTTTATCCGGTCTAAATCTCAAGAATCGGGGATGTCTTAGACGGCCCGTTTTGGGTATTCTTTCTTGACACTCAACTTCTATAACTTTTCCAATATATTTCTCCTTATTAAGGCTAATTTCCTCTCTAAGAGCGTCATCCATACCAGAGCAGGAACCAAAATTAACAAGTTTTCCCTGGAAATATTGACCAAATACAATAGCTCCGATCCAGCCATTTTCATAGAGCCGAGAGGTAGACTCTTCTCCTGAAGATTTCCTTGTAATCCTGGTTGGGTCTTCGTAACCCGTGATAATTACATCAAATGTGGCCTTTCGCTTGACTTTAGCCCAATTTTTACCGTAAATCGCCATTTTGTCTTTTAAAATGATTCCCTCTCCCCCAGAATCAAGAATTTCCTCAAAGAATTCCTTCTTCCTAGATTCGACATCTTCAGCTACGATAAGGTGTTCCAAATTTAAATCTGCCAAATATCCTTTCAAAACATCCCGTCGATAAGAATAGGGTTTTTCTCTGATATCTACACCCTTATCAAAAAGGACATCGAAAACTACGTAGGAGAGCCAACCACACTCGTTTTGAATCTGAATGGCACGTTCTGGAAGTGAACCCGTAATGCGGGTTACATCCATGACATTTTTCCCAGTAATCAGCTCCCCGTCAAAAATACATCCCTCACATTCAATTTCCAGCCCATTTTGGATAAAAATATTTTTTAAATGCGGAAAATTATCAGTTTTTTCTACGTAGTTCCCATCCTTCTTAGATATATGACGACTCGTAAATCTGTTACCATCAAGACCGCAATGCATTAATGCTCTTGTTCCGTCGTACTTTTTTTGAGCAACGAATTGGTCTGAAGTCCACATTCTCTCTTTAAACGCACCACGCGCCTTTCCGGGTTCGATTTGTAAAATTTCCATAAATTTCTAAGTCTCCTCCACTTTCATCTCTGTCTTACTACTATTTATACTTAATTCATTCCCCTTTTGCTCTTCAAAATATCCGTTTTCAAAATTGTTGTCTTTATCTCTGGCTCGGGACTCCACCCTAGACGTTTTCTGATCATTCTAATTGTCCTTAAATTGTTGAAAATTGCCGTGTCAAGATATGCTATTTCATCTTTGGTAATATTCTGCTCTGTATTCTTGTTTATACACTTAATTACACCAAGTTCAATTCCAGTTTTAAGATCTTTCTGAAAAGCAACCTTTTCTTGCAATTCAAGGACCAATCCAGGAAGATTCTCCTGATTTTCTAAAAAATTATCTATATCTGTAATCTCAAATTCTCTTTCTAGTCTATCTTCATCATGAGTATAAATAAAGTAAGGTTCATTGTTTTCCACGGCAGCACCCCTTTTTAAGCTCTCTTGGGACTATACATCCATCCATTATTTTTCTTATTCTTCCAATGAGAACGGGAGGACATAGCTCGCGCCAGTCGGCGATACAATAAAAATCTTCTCCCACCATCGGGATTCTTTCTGTTAAAAGATCTATACAACCCCAACAAGGACGGCCTGTTGGAATTATAGTAACACCATCTTCAAGAGTGGGCATAAAAGTCAAATGGGGAGGATTACTTCCCACCCAATGGCACAATTTTCTCTGAACCCGTCAGATCCGATACAAGAGTGGTCACGTTAGTTCCTTGAGGAACTATGATCTTAGAGTTATTTCTAAAAATCTCTTGACCAACCTCAAGTTGCTTAAATGTTACCGCAGGACCCTTAAATGTTTCATTCACTGCGGTGTTAACCTTTGTAATAGCATCAGCCTTTGCATTAGCCTCAATTGTTACTGCTTGTGCGCGACCTTCAGCCTTCTTAACTTCTGCCCTCTTTTCTCCATCAGCTTGAGTCTCAACTGCTGTTGCAAAATCAATTGCGGCTCTCTTTTCAGACTCGGCCTTGACGATCTCATTCATAGCCGCCTGAACATCTTTAGGGGCATCAATTTCGGCAATCTCAGTTCTTACCACTTCTATACCCCAACCTTCAGTTTCACTTGTTATAGTATCCCGCAACTTCGTATTAAGCTCCGCTCTTTTACTATTAGCCTCTCTCAAGGTTAGGCTTCCTACTACATTCCTGAGAGTTGTCTGAGCAAGAGAAACTATCTGTACTTGAATATCATCTACATTATATTGAGAATTCTTAACGCTCTTTTCGTCTCCCTTAATTTTGTAATAAACCTGAGCAGATACACCAGCATTAAGATTGTCTCCCGTAATTACTTCCTGTCGCTGACAAGTAACCATCTTCTCGGTTACATTAACAAGTCGAATTCTCTCGATAATTGGTACGCAAATAACCAGTCCGGATTCAGCATATCTACTAAACTTTCCGAACCTCTCGATAAGAGCCCTATGAGTTGGTCTTACGAACTTTACGCTAGATGCCATAAGAGCCATAAATCCTCCTACGAGGAATATAATGGCAATTATCCAAACCAATACTTCAAATATTTCCATATTAATCTCCTCTTTACAAGCTCAACTACACCTTAATACTATTTAATCCTTCTCCCTGATATTGTCCATTATAGACACTATCTGTAGGAGTTCCTTCGAAAAAGATCATTTGTCCAAAAGAATCTCCAGGTTTAATTTGTAGAGGGACTCCAGAAGTCCTTACGAGTACAACCCCAGATCCCTTATACCCTGCGTCCCACCATGCAGAATGAACACTGATACCTCTGCGCGAGAGGGAAGATTTGGGGAGAACAAGGGCGTTGAAATAATGAACTTGCTCTAAATAACCTTGGCAATACTCTTCTCTTGGTCTCAGATCCACCGTCTCCATCAACTTAAAAAGAACTGAAGACTCAGGTGGAATCCAATAATAAAGAAGATTTTCGTTGTCATCCCAGACTTGAGCTATACAATTTTGTTTAAAGAATCTCTCGTGAGCCATAATCGGCTCCACATAATCTTCTTCTTTAATCTTTAAGCCCCAATGTTTATTTACACATCTGTAAACCTTATCAAGTCTTACGTCCCATCCCTGCGCCTGCATGTTAGAATCTTCAGCATTAAGAAGAAGACCATACTTTTTAATATCCTGACCACTTAGAATCATACATTTACACCTATTGACCTCATATGCTTCAAAAAACCATCTTTTATATTAAAAAATGGAATCATTTCTGTTATAGGTTTCATCAAATTAATTACAAATACATTTTGACCGTCCGAGAAAACTCTTCCGCTTGAAACTATTTCAACATATTTAACACCCATAGGAACGGGCAAGTATGTTGTTATTAAAATTTTGAGAAGAGTTTTACCTGTTGCTACTGGTCCGGATATAACTAAAATAGAATCAGAGTTGCAGCGTTCTAAAAAATTAAACAGTTCCATCTCACTGGACTTGCTTAGAATCATGCTTAAATCTCCATTCGTTTCCAAAGATCTACGGCCATTCTATGCCCCACATAATCAGCGATATCTTTTCGTTTCTCAATATCCGGAAGTTGATCAAATGGCACTAGATCGGGATGAATTTTCTTCTCGAAATCTTTAACTGGACCATATACCCATCCCTGTCTTGTTTTTTCTTTCATCCAATTATTGTGATTTTCCTCTGGAGTTATATCGGGATGTTCATCTGCGTATTTGATACCATTTAATAGGCTTTCCATCTGATCCTTATTGATGATCTCATTATATGGTTGGTTTGCCGCTATTTGATAGTAAACCCATCCAATGTGTCTGACGGCGGCAATAAACTCCTCGCGAGTTGTTCCATTTTCTGTAAATAGTTTTAATCCCTCGATCAACTTAGGAATATCTAATTTTGGAACAATATACTCATCCTCACTTATTCCATCTATTTCATCAATATCCCGCAGGAGTATAGCGTCTCCATCATCAACAATTTCCATTCCTATCTCATCTTTAGTTTCTTCGGCTACCACAAATCTCTTCATAATCAATCCTCCATGAAATACTTCAGCCCTTCAATCAACTTGGAAATATCTTCTATATGAATAAGGTAATTTTCCCTGGGATATTCAGTATCGACATCCTTCAAAACCACAAATCCATCTTCCTCAACCAATTCTACCCCACACATATCATCTGTGGATTCGGCTACTACAAATTTCTTCATGAAACACCTCTAACAAAAATCTGTACCTATTAAGTCAAAAAATTGTATAGGACACTCTTCAAGGATTTTCCTAAATTCCGCAATAGTAAATTTTCTCCCATACTCATCTTTTACATACTTCAATCTATTTAAACTTGATTCTCGAACCGCCCACGTAAAAGAAGAACAAGAAGAAACTCCGGTCTTTTCCCCGTAAGGTTCCTTATTGAATCCTAACTCCCTTCCAACAGAACTATTATCCCAGCCTTCATTTTGTGGGACATCACCGCAGATGGAGCATTTGTTATACCACTCCCTTTTATGGGCTTCGACATCAAATAGATCGGCTCTGGAAGTATGTACCAAGGATTCTCCTCCAATTCTTAGGGACTTCTTACAGGTCCAACAAAAGAGTCCCGCTGCCGACCTTTTTCCAAGATGTTTACCCTCCAAGGTATAAAAATTGGTACCCATTTTTAACCGATCTCCAGATCCCACGGTAACACGATAGATTCCCAACCAAACCCCGCAGCCGCGCGGTGACCTCCACCTCCATATTTCTTTGCTAAAACGGACAAATCTATATCATTTCTAAGAGTTCGTAGAGACACTTCCCAAGATTCTCCTTTTCTGTTTACATAACTGATTGCAACGAAGCATCCTTCAAATTCCTTGCTTCGGGTCATGAAATTAGCAATATAAGGATCGCCATTGACTACGAGACACCTATACCCTTCCCAATCAATTTTATAAGACCTATCTCTAAGAGTAGTTTCAAACCGATCTTCAATGTAGGACCGAATCAATTTTCCATCAAGCATAACCTCATGGGCCAAATCTTCTCGATCTTTAAATCTAAACCACATATCCCAAAAACTCATATCGTCTTTAGGATCTTTTGAACCCGCCTTAAATCCGTACTGAAAGTCTTCTATAAAATTCCAGTCGAATTCTCTATCATTATGACTCCAAGTGTCGTACAAACTCAACAATCTGATAAATACTGGAATTCGTCCACCAAATAAAAATTCCCATGTTAGTTCACACGCAGCAACAGAAGTGTCCCTTTTTCCCAAAATAGGAAGATATCTCATAGGAGTATCTTCATATTCTCTAATAATCCCTATGTGATGGTCAATCCAAGCTAAATTCTGTTGCAAATGATTGTTTAACCTATCCATGTCTTCTATAGATAAACTAAAATCCACCATATAAACAACATCATCGGGTTTTATTTCACTCCAAGGGAATTTGTCCCCATAATTTATTGGAAACATCTCCGCTTCAGGATACTTATGCTTTACAATTGCTCCACTGGCCCAGCCATCAAGATCTTTGCTATGATAAAATACTTTAATTGACATTACTTCATCTCTCCATCGTGCTTATACATCCAAATTCCACTTTTCGATACCTGAGTAATTTCCTTCCCCGCGGGTGTTGTGGCTACTCGCTCCCACCCATCTTCACATAAAGTATATCCTCGCTCATCTATATCAAAATCTATGTTCCAAATGGGACACCAATCATGATAATCATAACAATGATGTTCGAGGTCACATTTTCCGCAGCCTCTCCCTGCAAGTCTACCTTCAAAATACCAATTTCTACAATTTTCACATCTTTGGTTCAGAAGATGGTGTCTTATTCTCCATTCTATGTTATCAAGATACCATTCTTCCAACAAAAATCTTAAATATCCAAGATCGCAAGTTTTAATTGCTTTCCAGATATTTTTAAAAGAAAAAGCGCTAAAACTATCGGACATCACACCCTGATCTCTTTTCTGCGCATTGAATCTTTTGATTCATTATTTTAGAATCTAACTCTCTTCTGGCGAAAAATCTTTCCTGTTCTTTTACAAAATTTAGAAATTCGCCAGATGGAATGTTTTTACTAATTCCTTGAGTATTTTTAATATTTTCCATCTTTTTATACTTTTTAAAAAGATTCTCCCCACTCACCGAAAGAACGTGGTCCCCAGATATTCCCTTTAGAATATGTCCATCTAGAGGACATATCTCTCTTATATTTCCGGGACCATAATCAATTGCTAAAACTTCTCTCCGCACGACTCTTCCCTTATTCAGTCTTACAATATGAAGTTTACCTCCATTATCAAAAACATCAACAACCCCTGCATGAAAAACTTTACCATTCCAGAGAGCGATTTTTACAAGATTCTCTTCCTTGATAGCCTCTTTTGGGGTATAATTTGGTCTCCTACTCATGAAGTTAGTCTCCTGCAACATATAGATAAACTTACTACTATTTATACTTATCCACAATATGGACCGCCTTCCATAATAGCGGCTTGCATTTGCTTGATCAGATCAATTGCGTTTTTCTTTTGACATGTTCACCTCTCATCGCGAATTTTGACCAATGCAGCTTGTGCCGCTTGGTTTACTGCATCCTGCATATTCTCGCCTTTTTTACATCTGTAATGAAATGCGATTAGCCGTTTTTCTGCGATCAGATAAGCTTCCTCAAGTCGTTTCAGATAGCTCTTTTCCTGGTTGATATGCAAATCCAGCTCTTTTGCGGCAACCGATCGCCAATATACCTTGCCGCGCTGAACTAAATGAGATCCGTGCTCAATAACATCCTCTTCGGGCAGGCGATCCCACGACGGCAATTTGAACGGATACAGATGTCTGGCGGTGGCTTCTATCGCGATCGCCCGCCATTTTGTGATCTCTTTCATCAGTCCTGCGATACCCTCATCTTGTCGCTTGACCTCGTTTATCGCTTCTCTGAGCAATCCGGCATACAGATACGAGTTGCCATTCCCGTCTGCCAGTGCGTTTTCAGCTCTCTCTATGAGGTCGTCACTCATTAGCATCATCTCGATACTTGATCAGTTGATAGTACAATATATCAGATTTGCAATAAATAATTTCATGCGACACTGCAAATGCTGTAATAAAACAATCTTCTTTCATCATAACTCACCCCAATCAATCTCGGGTAGCTCGCGGGCCAGCTCCTTCCTAGCAAACTCTTCTGTATCATATTCTGGTCCGTATCCATCACATTGTTCTCGGATAAGTTCATTATACTGCAATCGTTCATTGATGACGATTGCTTTCAGGGCGGCAATCTGCTTATGCAGCTTCTCAATTTCCGTTGCCGATTGCACTTTCGGCCAATATGCGAAGCATTTTTCACAGTACAATATTTTGTCCACGTCCATAGGACAATCTCGGAGATATAGGAGTGTATCACAGGTGGGGCATCTCATTTGTTTTCCTCCATTTTGGCCGCCATCGCTTGATATCGGCGCAAGACCTCAGATTGATATTCGTTCCACAGAATACCACAATACAAGATCTCTTCTATCAAATCAGCGTCCCCGTGCCGGATCTCACCAAGGATATCCAGCACTACAGGCGCGACATTTTGCAGGGCAATGTTCGTGGTGCCTACATTGTCACATGCCGCCCCAACGCCGTGTTTTTTGGTAGCGTTCGCCTTCATCTCAGTTACCTTATCAATCAGATTCATACTTTTCTCACCTTTATTAACGGAATATCTTTGTTTGCATGAAACGGCTCGTCAAAATCTACTGTAAATTTTCCTTTCTTCCACCTATTTTCTGGAGTAACTCCCGGATTCGAGTCATAGGCTAATCTATTTCTTATTACTTGATGTATGTCCCATAGAGTTCTTGCGGTATTAGGAACTTCTTCAGAAAATATTCCATAGCTCGCATTTTTAGGGAGGTCCCAGTATGATTTCAATCTATCTAAATCATCCCTAAAATTCCAAAGTTTTTTAAAATTTGGATCAAGTCCCGATGGTTCTATTATATCCGCTATTCTATCAAATTGGCAGATCTGAATTCTAGAGACAAAATCACACGCCCATGAGAGAAGTCTTAGTTGGGATTCACTACAGGTTATCATATTATTTACTATATTAAATATTTCTCTGTTCCCTTCTATAGGCAGAGGATAGATATATTTTATTTTTAAACGAGAAATTTCCTCTTTTAAGTCCCTTAACTTGGAACCATCGGGGTCGTTAAAAGGTCGAATTATCTCTGTAATTAGTTCTAATTCTCCATTTCCAATTCGGAAAACAAAATCATAAGCCTCCAGCAGAAGGTTTAATTGGTTTTCCGTCCCCTCTATAAGATATTCATCCATACATTCCACCTAGCCTTAATACTATTTAATCTTGTTGGGCCGCAGATAATATAGTAAAAGGTCTTCTAACATTACAATTAAATCTTTCTGATGCCTGTAAAGCAAGTATCAATTTTTCTTCGGGACCCATCTTTACGATCCATTCACTATTCATTAAATCTTCTAATCCGTATAAACATCCAAGAGCGGCGTCCATTCCGCTTCCTAAGGCATCATAATTCAATAAACTTTCTGAAAGATGAAAATGCGATTGCAAAACAAATAACCTCCCTTGATAACCAATCATAACCCAAGAATCACTAGATACTACTTCGTTTTGTTTTATAAGAACTCCGTTTCCCGATAGACATTCTTTCAACTCGGGAATAAAATATTGATGCATATATTCTAAAATATCTTGGTCTTTATCCATTATCACAGGAATTTCGAAATTATATCTTAAGATATCACTCATCCGCGGATTTCCACTTATTCCAAATAAAAATTCGTCTTTCTTGAATACTTTAAGACCTTTAATAATATTAAGAGAAGAATCATCACATGCTGCACTATCTCCGCCCATATAAACAATACCATTTTCTATTAAGCCTACAATACATGTCATTTATACGCCTCCCGATCCATTTTATTTAAACATTCTGAGGAACAAAAATAATCTTGGTAATTAATCTCTATAAAATGAGTGGGGAAACCACAAACAAAACATGGACCAATCGCTTTACTCCAAATTAAACCCTCACGTACCTCTTCCATATGTTTTGCAGTAGGAAACATTTTTTCGAAGATCAAGAATTTTCACTCCTTAAACATTGCAATTTTGCCAGATACTTTATTATGAAGTAAAAACATCCCAATCATCATCTTTTCTCGGTCATCAAAATCATTCAATTGAACAAATTTTTGCACATAATCTTTCTCTGGCAGAGTAGATTTTAAATAGGATGCCCACAAAAAACTAAATCTATCTGTAGATTCCTTAGAAATTCCTAGGGAGCTAAGTTCTTCTTGAAGAGAAGAATCCAAGACGAGGTTATAAAAAGTCTGGAGGACGGTCATCGGTTCACCCTAAACGGACAATTTTCCTTCTGACACTCATCATTATCTAAATAATTCTCTTTGCGAACTAAGCAACCAATATAGCTCGCAGGATAATAAATAAACGGACAACGAACATTTGCAACCAATATTGACACATTCCAAGTGTCCCTTGAATGTTTAACTACTACCATCTATTCCCACCTCTTTCATTTTTCTTTTTTATTACTTCTCCAGATCTATCTCTATAGTCCACTTCATCTTTAAAATCTGCATATCCCAATCCAATAGTTTTAGCTACTTTCTCGGGTTTAGCTCCTTCAATAGATGTATCTAAAACCGACATATCCAATTTTAATCCTTTACTGGCATACAATGAATTATGTCTCTTGTATACAATTACCGAGTTTTTAGGATAATCTTCCCGATAACTTTCTAGAATATAAGCAAAATAATATCTCACAGATTCATCTCCATGAACTCTTTTAATTCTTCAGATGTTAAATAAGATTCCCAAGGTTTTTCATAAATTTTGGCTCTAAATCTTATAGGTTTTCCACTTATATCACCCTTAAATACAACACTTAATTCAAGAATCTCATTGTCAATAACATCTATTTCTAATCCAAAATCTTCTTTTAGTGTAAATTTAACCATAAAATCGTTCATATTTTAAACACCAAACCACCATTTCTAAAGAATATTCTCCCTGCAAAAATCTGAGGAATTGGATATGAGTCTACAACCTTCTTGTCCGCTTTATTCTTCTCTAAAGAGACCTTACATTTAGGACATTCTCCCCTAGATGAAGCATAAAAACGCCCGCAAGAGGGACAGTAGCTCACTTTTTATCCTCCAAAAGATGTTCTAGTTTCATGATCTTTACTTTAAGACTCTATGGAATAAATAGTTGTTGGCCGCTAAATTTAAATATAAATAAATCTATTCATTGTGCATCATGACACAAATGGAAAACGAAATTGTAAAAGCATTGAATATATATTATAAAACCGAAGGTATTAAAGCGTTAGCTCATCGTCTGTTCCAGAGCCGCTTCTCGCGTGGGCAATTCTGTGATTTTTTGTCAGATTCATTAGATAAAAAATATTATTTTGCGGCAGAATGTAAATCCATAAATGCTTCAAAATACAAATCTTTAAACTTTAAATCAAGATTTTCAGAGTCAGACGGAATTCATCAGTTAGATAAAGAGCATTTTTTTATAGAACAAACAGGAAGAAGGGGGTATTTAATAGTAGAATGTAGACTTGGGCCAGGAAAACCAAAAGAGTGTTATTTTATAGATATGAACGAAGTTTATAATATTTGGACCTCTGGAGAAAAATCGTTGAAGATGAAAGATATAATTAGTTATCCAAAATTAAAAAGAAAAAAGAATTTATATGTAGTTGATGAAGAAATATTTTAAGGAGTTAGTCTGTTCACACTCCCAACATATGCATGTTTAGGACTAACATTTCCCAAAGGCCTTCCATCCTTCTCATTGTCCTTCAAAAATCCCATCTGACTCGGAGTATACTGAGACGGTCCCACATTCATAAACCAAGAATCTCCACCACTGAAAATAGCATCAATTTCATCTAGCGAAAGGTCCCCAAGATCCTTAATAGGAACATCAGTTACCTTAATGTAATCCTCAGCAAAAGTAATACCGATAATTGCCATAACAATTACCATCAATAGCGCAAAAATTTTTCTCATTAATACCTCACTATTATGTAGTTTTCTATACATTATATTTAAACCTTTCGGGGATTATTAATTTCATAACACTCTTCTCTAGTTATCCAAGATCTAAAATTTTTCTCTTTGTTTCTACAAAGAGAACATATTAATTCATTACAAGGTTTTAAATGTCCATTGCAGTGAAGAAAAGCTTGCATAGACTTTTAAATCGTTGGGATTTAAAAAGAGAAAATTTAAAAAAATGAATTAAATATTAACCCTCAGACGGAGGAGTTAATACCTGTATTGCCAGCTCAGACTGCTCAAAATTCTTCTGGGAGGCATTCCCTATAAGTCCACCCAACTTACTGTTTTCAGGATTTCTAACGAAATCTTCCCCGACAAGTCCGCTAATGTCGGTCGCTAGATCTACTTTAATCCCGTCAAGATCTTGGAGCGTATCTCTCATGATGGGTTTAATGAGTCTGTATGCATACTTCTTGGCTTCGTTTGCCATGAAACCTGAGCCTACCCTATTAGACATACCTTCCTTTATTTCAGTATCCAAGTCTTCAATTTCCTCGAAAACTCTAGAAACTTCTCGATCCATGCTTTCCTTAAAAGCAAGCTTAATGTCAACAAGCTTTCTTCTGAGCTTGTTAACATCTGTATTATCTTTTACGACTTCTACCATGTTTAACACCTATTGTTGATTATAATTAAAAATATTATTGGTCATCCGTAAATCTCACCAATATCGGCTCTGGCGGAAATTTGTCTTTCCACATTACCCGAAATTTCTCTTTTTCGATCTCAAACAATAGGATCTCCTTCAAAATAATCTATAATAGGATGATCCATAAAATCTTTAGGGTTTACAAATCCTAAAGAACATATTGGCTCTATATTATCAGAAATGTATCCCACCACCTGTTATTTTACGATTAAGAGTCTTAAGGATCATTCCCTTAAGTCCGTCTGTCCCCATCATTTCCTTCCAACCCCTTCTTGTAATACTTCCCTGACCTCCCGCCCTAGAAAAAAGCATGGCTTTAGATCCATAATTTTTAATGAATTTCTGGTAAAAATCTTCGTCAACTTCAACATCAATTACGAGTCCACTATAAGGAGCTTTAACAACAGTATCTATTTTAGCGAAATCTAACCACTGAAATGGAGCACCTGCAATAGTTCCACCTAATACAAGAAATTTTTCTGGACTTTCCCAAGGAACACACTCGCTATAATTAGTAGTATCCACATAAACATCCTGACTATCGACTCCACCTCCATATTCCTCTTCAAGGTCGAGATTTATAGGATTCTTACTCATTTGTTACACCGCCCCAATATTCTTTCAAATTAATACTACTGTTAATTGTAAAGTTACCTACACCTACCAAGCCCGACATTTCAACGGGTCTTCCAATATGGAATCCGTCAGAAATTTCTTCTTTAAATGTGCCATTTATTTGACCATTTATACTGGCACTATGAAGAGAAAGAGATCCAATTGTTGAGTCCTGGGTATCTTCAGAACTAGCAGTATCGATTTTTGTTCTCAAGCTTATATGACTGGCGTTTCTAGCGAATGTGTTAAAAAAAACATCATTTCCTAAATCAGATTGAATTTTAACTCGACCTTTTGACCCATCAAATTCCAATCCAGACTTAAGAATTGCTCCACTATCTGTTACATCTCCCTGAGCAGCATAAGACATATCTCCTTGTCCGCTCATTTCAGTGGCTATAGTCCCCATTTTTGCACTCGTAGACCATTGCCCTTCACCAACAAAACTTTGCGACACTTCAAGTCCTGAAGATAAAGAAATAAGGGCAATTAGAGCAAACATAAGAATTAATTTCAAATTATGATCACCAACGGTACAATATCTATAATCTCTTTTCTAGACGGACTATAATAAATTCTCGTTTTTTCATCCATCCAAACTACATTATATGTAGCTCCAGGCTCCCCCTCTTTATATCCTCCGGCAATCCCAATAGGACATCCCAAGAATTTTTCTTTTACTGCCTCGCGAACTTCATAAGGATCTGTTGTTTCCAAGCCACTTAAGTAAGCAAGAAGCGCGTCACGAGAACAAAATTGATATTTGGAAGGGAAAACACCTACATAACAATTTTTGGGGAACATCAACCCGCTAGGTCCAAATGTCCTTTCCTTCTTTTTTGGTTCTTGGAAAGAAAAACCTGAATCTACAAATAGAGTATCAGAATAAGGAGGTCTTCCAATTTCTATAATACTATTTATTATATCTTGGACGAGAAGAGTCGCGGGAGAGAATTCTTTCTTAACTTCCTGCTGTTCCCCTAGAAGATCATCTTCTTGGGAATCGCTCGTATAACCCAGAATTCTCTTGGATTCCATATCTGTAAATTTCTTGCTTTTAGACATAATTTTAATAATTGAACTAATACTATTTTAATCTTGCGCTTGGATTATTTATAATTTAGAAGATTATAAACTCCAAGCAAAACCTATTTAAAGGATTAAGACAAAACTTAAGGCTCACCCACTCAAAGGACCTACACTACTATGATACAAACTCTTAAAATTAAAATTATTACCGATTCGGAACAAGCTAAAGCGCTCCATAAAACTATGTATCAATTCAATGCCGCTTGTAATTACGTGGCAGAAGTTGCCTTTAATACATATATATCCAACAAATTTACACTACAACCCCTCGTTTACCGAGATATTAGAGAAAAGTTTAATATATCCTCTCAAATGGCTATTAGAGTCATTTCCAAAGTATGCGAAACCTATAAACAAAATAAGTCTATCAAACCGATCTTCAACTCTAATGGGGCAATTGTATATGACCAGAGAATTTTATCTTGGAAGGAGCCCAATATAGTTTCATTGTTGACCGTTTATGGAAGGATTAAAATCCCCGTTAAAATTTGTAATTATCATATGTCCAAAATAAACCAGATTAGAGGTCAAATCGACCTGATCTTTAAGAACAAAAAATTCTACCTCTGCATTGTGACTGAATCCCCCAATCCCATTCTTATTACTCCGAAAAATGTCCTTGGAGTCGATCTCGGAATTAAAAATATCGCCGTAGACTCTGTGGGAGAAATATTCTCCAGTGAAAAAATCGATAAAAACAGATCTAAACTCGATATACTTAAATCCAATCTTCAGCGTTGTGGCACCGATAGTGCCAAAAAACATCTCAAAAAGCTTTCTGGTCGCGAGGCTAGGTTTAAAAAAGATACCGATCATTGCATCTCTAAGAAACTCGTCATGAAAGCCAAAGACACCTCTTCTTTGATCGCCCTTGAAAATCTCAAAGGTATCCGAGAGGGGACAACGGTTAAAACCAAGGCTCAGAGACATAGACATAATTCTTGGAGTTTTAATCAGATTCAACAGTTCATTAACTATAAGGCGGCTATTGTTGGTGTACCAGTTGTTTATATTAATCCCGCCTACACCTCGCAAGAGTGTCCAATCTGCCATCACATCTCTCAATCTAACCGCCCCACTAGAGATGAATTTCGCTGTGTCTGTTGTGGCTTCTCTGGCCAAGCAGATATAGTCGCAGCTCGAAATATAGCCGCACGGGTATCAGTCAATATGCCCATCGTGGCCCGATTTTTTGCGGAGCCGCAAGCCCACGAATTTATTAGTGGACAGTTGACCTCTTTAAAGGTTAGGTCTTGATTCCAATGGTCTCTCTCATTCAACAATATATTGACAAAGGTTGGGGTATTATCCCCATACGCCCGCAAGGACATGTAAACGAAAAAACAGGCGAGCTAGATGAAAAAAGACCTTTTGTGAAATGGGCTGAATATAAAAGCAGCGAAGAAAATAAACCTTCTGAAGACCAAATTTTACACTGGTTGGCTCAATTTGATCGTGCTGACTGGGCGGTTCTCACAGGATATGATAATTTAGTCTTGGTAGATATTGATGACCCAAATTTATATGATTTGTATCTTTCCGATTTTAAAAAATGTTTAATGAGAACCCCCAGTGGCGGGATATCTTTCCTTATAAAAAGTACTGTAATTCCAAAATCACATACAAGAATAAATGGTGTTGCAGTAGATATAAAAGGAATAGACGGATATGCTATTCTACCTTCTCGCGATCTAAGTCAAGAAGAAATTAACCAAGAAGAAGACGAGGAAAGAGCGGGGACAAAAAGAAATTTCATACGCCATTGGATCAATTCGGAAGAGCCAGAAGAAATTGACGATATTCTTAGACATTTAGAATCTATATTGCCCATTATCAAGCCGGATATAAAACCCGCAAAAGGTATACCAACAGCTCTTCAATGGGCAAGAGATCATAATCTTCAGATCGCTTTTGACGGTGGAAGATATCTTCAAGTGTTATGTCCATTCCACGAGGATACAAAACCATCAATGAGTATATATGCAGATGGATATTTTTGTCATTCCTGTAATGCATCTGGTGGTTTGTTCTCATTAATTAAAACTTATACCAATAAAACTGACGATGAGATTTTTGCGGATTTTCCAGGGATAAAGAAACAAAAGAAAACTATTACTGACAACGTAATAGAAATCGTAGAAAATAATATTTCTCTTGTAAGGGATCATAACAATAACAGTTATTTTAAATTAAGAGATTATTCAGATATTGGGATCAACCTTCTCCCTATAAACTCTAAAATCACAAGATATTGGATGGCTACTACCGCAGAAAAAGTCATAGACAAACTCCCATCAGATAGTGTATTAACCTATGTTGCCCGATATTTTGACGGAAAATGTATGGCATATGGAGAAAAAGCAAAGATTTTTAGACGAGTCGGAGGAGATAAAGAAGCTATTTGGTATGATCTCGGAAATAATAATTTTGTAAAAATTACTCCTAGTGGATTAGGAGTTTACCCATACTCAGATATGACTTTTATACGAGAAACTAATCAGGGAGTCCAAAACGTACCAAGTAAAAAAGATATAAACAACATTTTTAAATTATTTAATATTATAAACGTAAAAGACAGTTCCCAAAAAGTTCTATTAATTACATGGATAGTAAATTCGCTACTCCCCTGGGCTCAAAGTCCAATACTCCTTCTTTGTGGGTCTCGTGGATCAGGCAAATCTTTTATGGGCCGCATAATTAAAAGAACTTTAGACCCAGTAGAAGGTAATTCTTCAGAATTACTAGTTAATAAACCCCAAGATTTAAATTATTTAATAGGGTTACTGTCTCATAATGCGGTTGCTGTACTTGACAATATAAGCAGAATCGACAGGGCAACCGGAGATGTTCTGTGTAATGTGGTTACTGGCGGCGTAATTCCTACCAGAGAACTATATACTACCAATGATCAAGTTCTTATTGATATAAGATCAAAACTTATTATTACAGCTATTAACTCCCAAATATTCGATTCTGGAGCTGGAGATCTCGCAGAAAGAACGGTTAGCATTGAAATTTCCAGACCAGAGGGAAGCTATTTATCAGAAGAATTTCTGAATGAGGAATTTGAAACTTATAGGGCTGAGATATTCGGTGCCATTCTTGCTCTAGTCCAGGGATATTTGAAAGACGGAATTCCTAGAAAAGGAGAAATGTCTGAGTTCCGGCTCACCACATTTGCATCTGTAGGGAAATATATCTCTCGGGTTCTAAATATGATACCAGATTTTGAAGTCGCTTACAGATTAAATCAAACCGGAATGTGTCAAACCTCTCTAGAAGCAGAACCGGTTGCCGAATTCTTTATCGATTTCGTAAGAAAATACGGGGATATAGATTTCAATAATAATGTAGGTTGGGGAATTTCTACAGACCACTTATTTGGTAAATACTTCAGTCAATGGGTAATTGATTCTAACAATATAGATAAAAAATTACCAACAACTGCATCTAAATTACTTACTAGATTAAAGAGAATTGAGCCCGATTTAAAAAGAATCTATTCAATCGTAGTAGAACCTAAAGGGGTTCACAGAGGAAAAAAATGGCTGAGAATATATTGTGACAACAAACAAATGCTTAATTACGATGAAGAAGGAGAATCTGTAACCAACGGAGAACAGATGACAATAGAATCCGAGGGAGAGGCGTGGTGAAGGCTCGCAACCTTTAAATAAGATTAAGTAGTAGATACTTGTATGAATTGCAAACTCTGCGAACAAGTTTATCCAGATCATTATGATTTTTGTCTAGTAAGAACAAAGAAGTATTAGAGGAGACAGAACATGAGTGAAAAAGAATTAGGAATAGGAAATAAAGTAAAAGTCATTGGCCCGAGTATAGATGGAAAAATAGGTAGTATGGGACACGTATTTACAATCTATCAAATGTTTACAAATTATCAGGATATAGAACTTTACACGAACAACGGTCGAGAATGTTATTATCCAGCTAGCTCGTTACAATCAGTATCGGAAGAGATGAAGGCAGGTGATTGGGTGAAGATCGTTGGCTCGGATTGCTTCGGTATCTTGAGATCGCGTGATCCTGAAAAGGTATACAAGATCTTTACGAAAACGGATTCTGGACATTTCCAGATATGGGGCATAGGATTCTATCCGGCCATCTCCCTGCGAAAGCTCACCCCGGAAGAAATCCCGCAACATCAATCAAACCAGATGCCAGCCAAACTTGATGAAATTCAAGAATTGCGGCGACGTATCCACGATTTGGAGATGTCTATGAACGGATTTACTAACGGGCCGGAACCTGAATACGTTTGTGGAATATCGTATGTAAAAAATCCCATCCGAGATCGGCTATACGACATCGAGAAGAAACTTAATGCCTGCCAGAAAAACGAAGCGCCAGAGATCGCAGATTGTGTTAAGGTGTCGAATGCGTTTTACAAGTCGTTGAACATGCCGACCAGGATAACGTGCCCGAACGCGCAATTCGATCCACGTGCTAAGTGCATGTTCTGCGGGATAGGCAGCCGGCTATGTCATGCTAATCTGATACACGAGGCGTGTCCATTGGTCAATGGGCGACTTGCCACCGACGATGAGGAACTTGGGGCGGTCTGAAATGATCCGCTCTGATTCATGCTTGTTGATATATACAATCTCCGAAATGTGGTGATTGTGTTTCACTTCCTCGGTCTTGTTGTGGTGATGGTTATTAAATAATTTAGAGGTTTTCGTGTGCTATCGACCAAAGACAACTCGGAGATGGTGTACTAAATGTAAAGATGTAACGTCTTGGCAGTTAGATAGATCCATCGGACATAGTCGTTGTATTCAATGCCATTCGACAAGTGAATTTGCCAAAAAAGTGAAGAGAGATATACAGGAGGAGCCAAAATTGAATAAGCAGTACGTTAAAGAACAAATCGAAGCAGCAATTTGTGAGCTTCAAGAAGAGTACGACAAAAAAATTGAAGAATGTAATAAGAAAATTACAAACATATGCCAATGTCCAGATTGTGGAGCGGTGACATTTAGAGATTCGGAACATATTTGTCTCTCAGGAAAAATTCAAGAGACCCAGAATGTAATCCCTCGTAAAACAATAGGAGATTATATATTATCGGAAATATTTAAAATTCCGCCAGAAATAGATGACGTAATTGATTCTGATTCAGGATATACATCACAAGGAATCGTGAATCGGGTAATTTCAGCTGGATGTATGGGGACTAAACATGCAATTTCATCTGCATTATCTGACATGGTTAAACAAAAGAAGATCTATAGACGAGCGGCAACTATCAAAATAACAACTACAAGTAAATCAAACAAGAAATTTGAAAAAGAGATTTCCGGGTTTATATACTGGAGAAAGTAAAATGATATACTGTGGATCTTGTAAGTGCTCCGAGGATAGAGGCCTTCATAATTTAAAGATGTGGTGCAAGAAATGGAAAATTTCAGTATATCCGGAAGATATGGACTGTGGGAGTGGAGTCGATAATAACTCAAATTTAAGTTAAAAGATTAAAGAACTCGGACGGAAGAGATATACAATGGAGAGGTTCAATTTTCTTTTCTATTATATATCTGTTGCATGATAATTCCAATATCGTATCTTACTTATACGGGAGAGATTTAGTTGGCAAAAAAACTGAAAATTACTGTTACCTCAGCAGAGGGAGAGCCTTCGTTCGCCGTTGAAGAGGGAACTACACTAAAAGAAATTGAAAAACAAATTAAACAAACTTATGGAGTTATTAGACCCAAAAGAAAGGGTCAAGCTTTCACAAAACATAGTTGGATCTCTCAAAAGGCGACTCCAGACGATCTTAATACCTTTCACTTAAATAAACAAATTTCAGATCTTGAAGAAAAAATATATAAGGAAAAAGAAGTAAATAAATCCTTAAAAAAGTCAATAAGAGCCTTGGCACAATGCTTAACACAGGCTCACACAAGGATATGTTACATAAACAGAACTCAAGCATTCGATTGGATTGAAAATCATCCAGAAAAAATAGATATACTTAATGGAAAAAAGAAAGCGGAGGAAATATTAATTAGATTTAAATTAAATCAAATTGACGAAGAAGAAAATCCTCCAGAGTAGAATTTCCTGCGGATTTTTTTGGGCTCGTATTAGAGTTGTTTTATTAATATTTTTAAAAAAGTAAAATTTTACTATAACTACTTTTCTGCACGATTCCAATCATTTACTAACTTTTCTATATGGTCTCCTACCATTATAGAATAACTTATAAGTCCTGGTTCTGGAGTATTCAACATCCTTGTCAATTTGTCGTTCCACTCTTTCAGCTCTTCAAAATTCATTTCTTGTAAGCCTCCAAGCTTTTATTCCGTCTTCTTTTTATTTCCAAGGAATATTCCTTCTTTCGTTTTGCAATATCCTCTTTTATACTAGCTTCCAATCCATTTAAGAGAGGAACTAAATAAGGACTTGGTAAATTATTGATCACTTCAGATAGATCGGAGAACGAACCATCATATTGAGATATTAAAGATATTTTATCCTCTATGTTTTTATTCGTAGCTTTTAATTCTTCTTCAAAATAAAGTAGTTCGCCTACTGGATCTAATACGAAAAAGTCTCTAATGGAGAACGTCAACCCTCCACCCCTTATTCTTTATCCTTTTTTCAATCGCTTCTATCTCCCTTTTATTTGCAACATTAAAAGTGTCACACAAAAATCTATTAACACTTAATGCCATATTAAAATCCGCAAGCGCATACGTCTTATATACTGGATCTTTAAGCACTTCAGAAACTTCAAGACAATAATCTGCTCTATTAATACAAAAGTTAACATACTGCATTAAAACATTCTGTACCTCTTTCTCCCAAGAATAAATATTGTTGTCGTATTCTTTCTTGGCATCAAATATCGCGTCCTTTATCATTTCTAAAACCATAAATTATTCCTCCGCCATCGTTTTATTTACTTTAGGAGCTAATGTTATTTCTTTTAGCATCCTAATCGCTTCTCTCGACTCTTCCATCTTCCTCACTACATCCTTCTACTTTTCCAAGATCATCATACTTCTCAACAAGAATAATGCCATCCAGTAAAAATTTTACCATATTAACCCCTAATCAATAATATAACCACAGTCTAGTTCTGGATGAAATTTTTTAAATTCTTCACACTCTTCAATAATTTGAGATTCATCACTACAAGAAAATCCCACCCATAGACGAAAACTACTTCTCTTCTCCAATTAAGCTACTCTATGTAATTCCCATTCGTATGAATCTGCCCCTTCATACGCCCCTCTTATGGATTCTCCTATTTTCATATAATTTCCCGTGACATCATAAGGATCAATGGTTGCTTTATATTCTATCCTCTTTTCGTTTTCATCATAATCCTCTAAATCGTCATACCAATATTGGATCGCTTTAACACATTCTACCCACGTTCCCTTAAATTTAAGTTCTGAACATCCTTCCCGATTCTTTACTTCAAAAATTCTCATCATATTCTTATCTCCAATATGTATAGTATAGTCTATAGTATTTATAGTTAACGGAAGTTTTATAATAAAAAAAGTAAATTTAAAAAAATGTTAGTATTTAAGATTCGTCCGCCTCTTCAAACCCTCCTTCGGGAAGATCAAAGTCGGCTAGAGCGTAAACTATTTATTCTATCAATGTATAGTATATTGTAAAGGAGATGATAAATTCATGGAAAAGATTTACTATATAGTTTTGAATCAAAACAAAGTAATAGAGACTCTTGCAAATGAAGTGTTTGATGAAGTAGGCGATCAAAATGGTTATTTCGGGATTCATATTCAGCCTGCGGTTTTGGAGGTTTTTGAAAGTGGAAATGTTGATTATCCTTGGGCAACTAAAGTAACCTGGCATCAAAACGGAAATTATTATCCTCCAGGAACGAGTCATGTATCCCAATTTGGATTGATGGAATTCTTCAATGAGGATAAATTATACGATTCAGGAGCTATGAGTGAAACCCTTTCAGAAGTCCGCGCTGATGCAAGAAGAGAATGGGCAGAAGAAAACGACTTCGACTTTGAGGATGTAGAAGAAAATTTTCCGGATCAAGATTGGAGATATTACGAAGCCGTCCAGGAAATTATGGAGGAATGGGAAGAGGCCGCAATTGATATGTTCAAGGAACAAGCAGCAGTAAATAGATTGGAAGAGGTCAGAGACGAGCCGGAAGGAGAATTTGAAGATCAGATAACCTATGTTTATAAAATCATATGGGAGTAATGTAATTGAAACAATTAAGTCTAGAGGAAGAGGAAATTTTAAAACTTCTTCCCGATAAACCATTTATGACTCGTGAGATAAAAAGCAATAGAGGAAACGTAAAAGTCGCTTTTATTTTACGGTCACTTACGGAAAGAGGATTAGTCAGGAGAAAAGGAAAGGCAGGAAAAACAAGGAGGTATATACTATGGGAAAAGAAATAGATTTGGAAAGACTTAATTCAATGACAAAGTATCCGAGCATATTAACCTATCATAAGATAGATAAGATAGAAAATCGCGGGCGGCTACTGGATGAAATTCAGGTAAATTTTGAGGGTCAAAAAGTTATTCTGACTGAAAAAGTAAATGGTGTAAATGGCAGAATAATTCTATTTCCAGACGGATTCTACATTATTGGTTCTCGGGATGAATTATTGTATGCCAAAGGAGACCTTATTGGGAATCCACAGTTGGGTATTGTAGATACGTTGAAACCTTTAGCGGAAGACCTTATTCCCCAAAGAGAACTTACCGTATACTATTCGGAAGTTTACGGCGGAAAGACGACAAAGAGCAGTAAACAATATACAGGAAATGGACAATTAAGCTGTCGCCTATTTGATATTGCGTTTATTCCTGAGCAAGAAAAAATTATGCAGATGCCAATAGAACGGATTGCGTCGTGGAGAGATAACGGAGGACAAAATTTTTACAAGGAAATTGAATTGATTTCATCCGGAATCCCGCTAACCCCAAGAATAGGTGAAGATATAGTTCCAAATGGAAACGTCCAAGAAGTCTATGATTGGCTAAAAACTAAAATACAAACAACTCAATGTAGTTTAGATAATGGAGCCTTGGGAAGACCGGAAGGGCTTGTGATTAAGATGTTTGATAGATCTAAAATTGCAAAGATAAGGTTTGAGGATTACGAAAGGACGATAAGAAAATGAATAATATTAAATTTTTAGTAATAGTATTAATATTAATTAGTACTACACAATGCCTAGAAACCGATAATTTAATTTGGATCAGTCCAAGTATTATAGAAATTGATGGACAACAGATGATTCTAAACGGAGTATCTTGTTCTGGATTGTCAGAAGGGATGGAAGAATTTATCACTGCGTTCTGGCAGTGTATGACAGACGATGAAATAGTAGAATATGAAATGATAGGAGAACAAAATGGAATCTCAGTAATAACTATGGAATTAGATGACCTAAATGTCAACAAGAAAATAATGGAAGAGGTGTTGTTTTATCAGTGAGGCAAGTCCGTCTCGTAATACACAATATTTACCCACGGAAATACTTTACCATCGGCTTCTATGCCATGCTCAACGATTTTACCATTGATTTCAAACACTGGTGAAAACTGATATCCTACCCCAGGATCTGGTCGATTGGGGTAATATCCATGTAACAGATGTGCGTGGACTATATCATGTCACCTCATTGCCCTCATAATAAATCGGATAATCTCCTAAAAAGACCCTGAGCCAAGCGCCATTGGCAATCAACTCAGAGGAGAGTTGTACTTCATCTCTTGCAATTTTGATTGCCTCCTCGTCGTCCTTGGCTTCGATATCGTACATCTCGGCATCGGTCTTAATAGTATAAATAAGCAATCTAGTAATTTGGATATCTCCTATACTATCCATCATGTTCTCGATCTCTTCTTCGGTAGGCGCTCTTTTGAGACCCCACATCTCATAATTCTGCTTGAATTCTTGGAGGACTTCATCCCAAGAATTAAACTCTTCTGAGTTTCCGGCGTCTTTAATTCGATATCTCGTCATGATTAGACTACCTCTTTTGCTGGTAATTGAGATTCCTCCCCATTCAAAATCTCGGCTATCTTTTCAGCCTTCTCAGAGATCTCTTTATACTCCTTCTCATGCTTTTCTAGTTCTGCGGCGTAAAGTCTCAAGAACTCAGGAAGCCTTTTAACGGCAGCCTTCTTTAAGGTCCGAGAGCAATCTGTAATAATAGAATTGGGGATTTCCATCACATCAGGAATAGAATAAAGACCCCAATCCTTTCTCACGGATAGATAATAATTTACTTTTCCAAGATATTCATGATTATCAGTATAAAATACTTCTGGATCAGTAAATCTAATCCCAGCTTTGGGACCTACGATCTCAAAATACTTATCAATGGCCTTGAGAGCCGTTGAAAGCTTGTCGCTGTATTTGACAAGATTCTGTGCCCTTTCGTTGATGTACTTCACGGTTTCGGTATTAATCCCTGTGGCTTCGGCATCGTTGTTAATTTCCCTGCTTAT